CTACGAATAAGCCCGGCGCAGCCATCCGGTCTGGAAGGCGGCGAACTTGGCATTTCCAGCGATCAGCGAGCGGTAGAAGCCCGCCGCTTCAGAGCGCAGCGCAGCGCGCAAAGCGAAGGGTCCGAGATCCGCTTCGATACGCTGAACTGTGCGCACCGTGATCGGCCCGATGATGCCGTCATCCGTGATATTCTGGCTGCAGGCCCTGCATGCCCGCTGAAGCAGCTTGACGGCCTGGCGCGGCCCCATGTTCACGGCAAGGTCGAATACCTTGATGGCGATGGTCTCATGGAAGCGATCCCAGCCGTGCGGGTCCCAGAAGCGGGCGCGATACGCGGCGATGGCATCCTCGCGCGTCAGCGCCCGGATATCGTCCGCATCAATGTCGCCGTCGCCGTCATAGTCGTAGAGCGCTGCATCGAGACGCCCCGCCTCGATTTCCGCTTTCAAAAAACGCAATGAGACGCCGAAATTCGTGGCGCCTCCCGGATCGGACGGGTGATCTACAAACCCACCCTCATGATCGAGGACGACTTCAATTGCCCGGTCGAATGCGGTCATTGCGGATTCCTCCGATCCGCCCGGCGGTCCTCTCGAAGCTCGCTGATGGCCTCCATGATCCGCCCCTCCATCCGGTCCATGTCGTCTCTGGTCGCGACCTGGGCACGAATAGTGGTTATGGCCTGTGTGTTGGCTTCAATCTGTCGTGTGTGCCGGGACAGCTCGTTGGCCTGGACGGCCTGATTGGCGTTGGTGTCCCAGAGAAACATGTAGGCCCCGACGATTGCGGGAACCATCAATGCGGCGATCACCCCGCCGAAAGCCGCGGTGGCGCGCGCGATAAAGATAAGCCAAGCACTGTCGGCCCATTTGCGGATTTGCTGCTCGTTTGGCATTGGCTTCCTCTTCGATCGGGCGGGCACAAAAAAGCCCGCCTAAGCGGGCTGGGAACACGACGATTGGGCGGTCGGGTCTATTCCGGCGGCAGTCCTGCGGCGACGCGGTCGGCCCTCGCTTGCGTTAGCACTCCCCAGATATGGAGCGCGTAGATACCGGCCTGTGTTGCCGGATCGCTCAGTTCGATTCCTGGCGGTAAGTGGAAGTCCCGCCATGACCGCAACTGCTGACGCTGTGTCTCTGTCGCCGTACCGCCCGCAACAGCGCCACGAGCCTGCTCGACCATCTCCATCCACGTGTCCGCCTCGTCATCGGTGAGGAGGAGCCGGAACTGATATTGCGACAATGCGTCAGCCCCAACCGCCCTGGCGGTCTGGTCGATGCGCGCCTCGGCCGCAGCAAGCCGGGTAGATATGCCGGCGATCTGGTCAGTAAGAGTAGCCATGCCTTCTTGTCTCCTTACGGCGCGACCAATACCGAGCCCTCAGACGTACCGGTATATTGGTAAATAGTGTCGTTGGTGCTCCCGAGCGCGTACATATTCTCGCCATCACTGCCTAGCGCGAGGCCTCGCGGAACGGTCTCCTCCCCCGTCACACTGAACGATTTTGAGGCGTAGGATGCGGTCGATGCATCGAACGGTGTGGAGAGGGTGTATTGGTAGACGGTGTCGTTGGTATTGCCGACCACGTACATAGCCGTGCCGTCTTCGCTAAGCGCTAAATCTGTCGGGCTTGGTTCCTCCCCTCCCACACCGAACGATTTTGACGCGTAGGATGCGGTCGAAACATCGAACGGTGTAGAGAGGGTGTATTGGTAGATGGTGTCGTTGGTATTGCCGACCACGTACATAGCCGTGCCGTCACGACTGAGCGCAATGCCTTGTGCAAGCGTTTCCCCCTCCCCTGTCACACTGAACGATTTTGACGCGTAGGATGCGGTCGAAACATCGAACGGTGTAGAGAGGGTGTATTGGTAGACGGTGTTGTTGTTGATACCGACTGTGTACATAGTCGTGCCGTCTTCGCTAAACACGATACATCGCGGATCGGCTTCCTCCCCCGCCACACTGAACGATTTTGACGCGTAGGATGCGGTCGAAACATCGAACGGTGTAGAGAGGGTGTATTGGTAGACGGTGGCGTTGGCACTGCCGACCACGTACATAGTCGTGCCGTCACGACTGAGCGCAACGCCTTGTGGCGTGCCCTCCTCCCCCGCCACACTGAACGATTTTGACGCGTAGGATGCGGTCGATGCATCAATGCCAGAGCTTATGAAGTGTTTGGACAATTCAGCACTGGCAAGTCCCTGGGCCGTTAGGTACGCCGATGCATTCGTGTAGTCACGTAACGCCTCATTGCTTGCGAACGTCGTGCTGTCGGTTGCGTCATCAAACGCCAGCGTGGTGGTTTTTTTAGCGAGCTCCACGCCTTCGAGATTGAACACCAACGCATCGAACACGTTTCGGCGATCCGCCATCTTCCACGCACCCTCCGTCGAGGCCGTGCTGATCTGGTCCAGGACCATCTGCGCAGCGACAGCGTCGTAGTAGCCGCCAACTATTGACGACAGATTTATATCAGTCATTTACATAATCTCCACTGCGGTGGTGGTGTCTGCTTGCAAGTGCGCTGTCTCGCCATTTGCTATGAGTAGATCGCCGCCAATGGGGTCGCCCTCGTATCGAATGTCGTGCGTACCCGCCGTGATACGAACAGAGCCCCCACGGGCCTTGACTATAAAACGGTCCCCCACCGTCAGCGTGCCAGGCAGGGCGCGATCTGCCGTGCCACCTGACGCATCGACGATGATGCTTTCGCCGGCCACCAGCGTGCCGGAGCCCGTGACGGTCTTGCCGGTGAGGCCACCGCCGATACCGTCTGGTATCTGCGCTATGGGAATTTTCGCGCTGCCGTCGAGGGAGGCGACGCCGTTGGCTTGGCCTTTCGTGGACGCCATGACGGCCCCCGCCGCCGAGACGTTTGTGGCGTCGGTTACGTCTGCGCCCGCCTCAATTCCGGCCAGCTTCGTTTGCTCGGCATCCGTGAAGGCGTTGGTGTCGGCGTTGCTCTCGTACTTGGTTTTGATCGAGGCAGCCGTCTCGCCGTCCACCGCAACCTTGAACCAGAACCCCGTGCCGCCGGTCTGATCGTCCGGAGCAAGGTCACCGCTAACAGCGGTCGCGTTGTAGAAATAGTCTGACAGCTCGTCCTCAACATACCGACGCTCTTTATCCGTCAGATCGGCTTCGGCGATTGCCGTGAGCGCCGTAGTGTCCTGTACCGGCGGGCCGTAGTGGGCCGCATCGATAGATGCGAGCTTGGCTTTCTCGCTGTCTGTATACGCGTTTGTATCGGCGTTGTTCTCGTATGCCGTCTTGACCTCGCTATCGGTCATCCCGGCGATCGCGGCCGACTTTCCACCGACGCGGCGAATGATGAGGCGGGCTTCTCCCGCGACCCCGTAGAGTGGATCGGCGCCAGAGCCGCGCGTGACGTGGACGGTCAGCACCTGTCCGGCCGTCGCGTCGATGGTCTCCTCCATCACGACCGAGCCTTCCCGGTGACCGTCCGCATCGATGACAGGAGTGCCGCGATAGGTCGAGGTGGCACCGACCCCACCCAGCTCGCCGTGCATGTCGAGTGAGTTGTGCTGACCGACACCCTCGGTCGAGGTGTCGACATACGGCTGCATCACACTGATGTCGTAGGCACCGGTCTCGACGAAGGTGATTTCCTCGTTGTTCGCACCGCCAACAGTGAAACCGCTGTCTTCCTTGATCGCGGTGTCCCAGCCCAGGGTAACGCCCGTCGTCAGGTCGGTCGTATCGTCGGTGGACGAGCGCTTGATATACGACATGTAGGCCAGATCGGCGGTCTCGATCTTGGCGTCGAGGGCCGTCTGCAAGCCGGTGACGGTCGAAATCGCCTGGGTGCCGGTGTGCGTGGAGCGATCCCGCAGCTGGGCGTCCGTGGCGTTCTTCGTGGCTTCCGCCTCGATAGCCGCTAATTTGGCTTTCTCGCTGTCTGTATACGCGTTTGTATCGGCTTCCGCCTCATATGCTGCCTTGATTTCCGCGCCGGTCTGGTCTGCGGTAGCGCCGCTCTCGATACCGTCCAGCTTCGTGCCGTCTACGGACACGTCCCGGCCGTCCACATTGCCGCCGCTGATCGTGACCCCGCCAATCGTGGCGCTGGAGAGCGTTGCGACGCCGCCGGTGATGTTGACGTTGCTGGCCTCCTGAAAGGCCATGGAGCCCAACTCTTCGGCAGTCAGAGAGGTATTCAGCCAGATGGCCGCACCAAGGCCGGCATCGACGCACACATAGCTTTCGTCCGTGGTCGTGTTCAGCCAGCGCGAGCCCTCCGAATATCCGTCACCGCTATCGTCATTCACGGTCGGATCGGAGGTCGCCGCGAAATTGTTCTTGGCCGACCGGTTCAGCTTTTCAGCGACCGACGTGGATAGCTTGTCCTCAGTCACGGCATTCGCGTCGATATCGGCCGTAGCGACCGTATTCTTGCCTGCCATATCGCCAGAGTCAGAGACTTGGGACAGCGTGACGGTCAGAGCGGCTTCGTGCTGCGTTACATTGGCCTCGGCAATGCGGGCGTCCGCGAACGTGCCGGACGTCACTTTGCTCGCCGGGAGGTCCGGGATTTGGACCAGAGGGACCAACGTACTGGCGTCCAGCTCTGCCAGTCCGTTTGCCAGCCCCTTCAAGCTCGTTTCCAGCTTGTTCGACAGTGCCGTGACCAAGCCCGTCACCTGAGACTGAGCCAGTGTCAGGGCCGCCTCATGCTGCGTCACATTAGTTTCGGCGATCCGCGCGTCGTCGAACGTGCCAGACGTGACATCATCTGCGGAATGAACGTGCGCGCTCGGCGTGAACGTTGACGGCTTGCCGGTGATGTTGTTCCAGCTGATCTGGATCAGTGCCGACACGAGCTCAGAAACGTCGAACCCGGCCCCGTCAGCGATGATCCGGTTTGCCGCCGCCAGCTCGTCCGCGTCCGTACTCTCGAAGCGATGAATCTGGCCGTCCTCATAGATCTCAACCGGATTCACATCGTCGTCCTCGTAAGGCGCGGACTTCGGGATGAAGATGAAAAGGTTTGCCATTCGAGCAGGTCTCCTACGGCATTATTGTGTTGCCTGCGTCCCAATCGATAACTGGGATAGCCCCGGCGCCATCGGTTCCGCCGCTAGTGGTCGTTGAACCGGAAACCGTTTGCTTCACGACGTTGACGAAGGGGCCGTCAATCGCCGCCTCCATGATCGCGTGAACGTCCTGAAGCGCCTGGTAGGTCTTGATTTTGGCACTGTCGATTGAGCCGAAGACGCATTGCGATCCGCTGGTCTGCGGCGAATAGGCTTCAATGATCAGGCGCAGGGCGATCTTCTTGAACGGTGAGCCGTTGTAGACCCACGGCTCACCGGTGGTTGGCAATACGAAAACAACCTCCTTTCCGTATTGATTTTCGATCTGATAGTCGTTCCCGACGCTGGGACCGCCACCGACATTCGATGTCGTCTTGTGGATATGAACCGACTCTTCCCAGGTCGTTGGCGTGTAGGTGACGACCGTATCGTCCGAGCGCGTCACGCGAAGCTGGATGCGGGACCGGAAGAACAGATATTCATAGCTATTGTACCGGCCGGACATTTCGTAACCGACTTTGGCTGTCAGCTGGGACCCGGGCTTTACCGGGATCGCCTCGGTATCCACCGTCAGCGTGTCGAAGTGTGAGGTCTGGTCTGTCGTGCTCGCCGTCGACGTACAGAAGTCGTGGTCGTCGACATAAGCGGCCGTCCTGGTACCAAGGTGCCCGGTGTCGATAGAGTTCACCTTGACGGAATTGGCTTCCAGCGTGTCCACGACGATGTTCGGCAGGCCGAGCGTGCCGGTGCCTGTATCAAACGTGAGCCGCTGCTGCCCCTCGATAACAAAGGTGTCGAAGGCGAAGTTGACAGTCGATGTAGAGCCGTCGCTCAACGCCGTCATGCCGGATATTTTGCCATCGACATCCAGCGTCCAGCCGTATGCTGCCGCGACATTACCCTCAATATCGGATATCGCGGTGGCATTGACCGAGACGGACGAAGATAGGCCGTCGAAATCCGCGTTCAGCGAAAGATCGAAGTTCGCGATCGCAGAATCGACCTCAGCCAGCGTCGTGAACTCCAGGCCAGCCTCGGCTTTTGTGTAGTAGTTGGTCGCAAGGTCGTCTGACAGCGACTGAAACGTCGCGTTTAGGCTGAGGTCGAACGCGGCGATCGCGCTGTCGGTCTCCACCGACGTCATGAACAGCAGGTCAGCGGATGCTTCGGTGAGATAGCCCGCACCCTCGATGTCGGTGACGCGGCCGTCGAGCGACTGAAACGTCGCGTTTAGGCTGAGGTCGAACGCGGCGATCGCGCTGTCGACCTCGCTCTGCGTCAAATAGATGGCGGAAATTTCCGCCTCGGTCAGGTAGGTCCCCTCAACGTCGGATATCCGCGTGCTTAGACTCGTGGTCTCAGACACACGCGCGGCCTCTTCATCGATGATCGCCTGAACATTCTCGCGATAGCCGGCGCGCCCCCTGCGGGTCTCGGCCTGCAGCGAATTCTGGCGCTGAGCCATTCCAGCCAGGGTGCGCTCCACCGACGCTATACGGGCGGTGGTCTCGTTCTCCGGGTCTTCGAACGGATCGGCCGTTTCCTGTCCCGGCAGCGCATAGGCGGCCTTGGGCTGGTGAATCCGCAAGGCGCCAATGCCGGCTTCCGAGGCCGTTGGCACCATTCGGATCGTGACGTGGGCCGCGCCTTCCGGCGCCTCGACAACCCCGCCGATGCGCCCAGTATCGCCTGCGTAGATGTCCGAGGTCGAAAGCTCGTCGCCAGCGGCATCCCACCACACCGCCTGCAGCGTGACGCTGGACACCGTTCCCGTCACCGACACGTCAGCCGAAGCCTGAACCGCATTGAAACGCTTGACCGGCATCCGCCCAGGCCAGCGCAGGATTTTGGTATCCTGGAGCCCCGTTTCGCCGAAGGTCCACACCGCTTCCAGACCGCGCGGTGCGCCGGCCATCGGAAGGATCGAGCCCTCAACCGCGACAAAGCCTGCAGTCCCCGTGCGGAAGAGCGGGTCGTCCAGCCAGTTCCGGAGCGAGTGGTGGGCCGCCGTGGCGCCAAGCCCAGCCAGCCGGGCCGCCGCATCCGCAAGGGTCTCGTCCGTCTCTTCCAGGCGGTCATTGATCGCGTCTAGTGCGTCCTCGATCAGACCGGACGGGATCGTGGCGTCATTGGCGATGAAGTCTGTACCGGTGGTGACCGGAGACAGCCCCAGCCGTTCGCCCAGGACGCCTTTGACGTTGCGATAGCGCACGGCCACGTCGTAGGACGTGGCCGGCGCCAGGCCGCTGATGTCCACCAGGACAGACGTCGGATTTCCGCTTTCCTGCCAGCGCGTCCAGTCTTCATCGCTGGCCTTGCGGTATTCAATCAGGACGGATCGGATGAGCGGGTCCGTTGTCCCGCCGGCGACGCGGATGACCGGGATTTTTGACGTCTGATCGTCGTTTTCGGCATAGGCGGCCGTTGCTGACCAGTCCTCGGAAACCGGAGTTTCGACCTCGGTCGGGTCATAGCGATCGACGCGCCCGAAGGACGGCATGTCCTGCGAAAAGTCGTCCATCGCGCCATACTTGGCGTCGGTCTCCGTGCGGAGCGTCAGATCGACGGTGCCGTCGGGGCGCAGCGAGCGCTCCAGCACCATCATCTTCTCGTTGACCCCGAGACGGACACTGTTGACGTTTACGGTCAGGCCCTCGCGCAGGCGAAACGCCTTGGCCTTCCACCGGGCCCGGATCGTGCGGGGCTCCCGCTTATTGGCCAGGTAAAGCCGTCCAAGACGATGGGCGCAGTCGCCATCATTGCAGAGCGGCACCGGGTACTCGTCGTCAAGAACCTCGTCGCCGTCTTCCGTGACATAGTCAGGGTCGGAGATGTCCGATGTCGTGTTCTGGCGCCAATCCCGGTTCGGGTCCGTGAACGATACCCGCACCGTGTTCACGGCGTCGCGCCAGGCCTGATTGCCGACATACTCGATGCCGCCGTCCAGATCGTCGTCTGTCAGCGTGAGCGTTGCCGTAACGGGCGCCGCGGCACGGCAGCGGATCAGGCCGCCAGACGGGTAAATCGCGCCTCCGAAGGACGCCGCGAAGCTGTCCAGAACCTCGCGCGGATCGTCGTCGTCGCTGACCCGGCCCCCGGTCTTGAAGCGCGGCTTGCCCTCAATCTCGTATTCGCAGACGTCAGCCGCCGCGGCGAAGCTGTCGAGGTCGATCAGATCGACCGGGACGCCGAGCCCCCAGACCCGCTTGCCGTTCTGGTAGATGCCAATCAGATAGTGAAGCGCCTGCAACGGGCCGCTGTCGGAAAACTCCCAGGTCGTCGGGTCGTCATACCGGTGATCACCGTCGCCCCCGATGGATGTGTCTTTGCGTGGATCGTAGACCAGCGCGTAGTCGCCAATGAAGAGCGGGACCGGAATGCCGCCGGAATACTTCTCCTGATCGTAGGTCAGCTCCCAGAACGCATCGGAGACGCCGCGTCCGCGATGGTCTGTCGTCCAGTACGAAGACCCGGCAGCGAGGCCGGTATAGGCCGTCTTGGCATCGGTGCCGTCCTTGAACTCCAGCGACATCACCCCGTTCCAGGGCGCCGTCGTCACCGAGGTTCCGCTGAGCGATATCTCGGTCTCGTTCATCATCACGGTGTCGACACCGGAGATCAGGCCGATGGACAGGGCGAGTACCTGACCGAGCTTCTGGTTGCTCGAATAGGTATCCGCGAAGATGCGGTCGCCCGACACCGCGGCGCGGCCATACACGCACTTGCGCGGCATGAAGGCGTCGACACCGATGCCGATGTTCCGGCCGGGGTCGGCCACGGCGCCTCTCGGCTTGCGGCCCGACGCGATGAGCCCAGACGCCAGCGATGTCGTCGTCATCAGGACGGTGCCCCAAGAGACACCGATCCCGGCAATCGTGAAGGCGGTCGAACCGAGGAATCCGGCGACGGCACCGACTGCCGCTGCAACAGGTGGCATCAGACACTCCAAGCTTTCAGGGCGAAACGGCGGGGCATTTCGATGACGCCGCCGCGCGGGCCAAGGGCATGCACGCAGGCATTTCCGACGATCCCACAGGCCGGCCAGCCATCACGGCCGGAGGGCAGAATGGCCAGATCGCCGACAATGGTTTGAAGGGGCGCGACCGGCCGGAAATACCGATCCGCTAGATCAGCCATGGACTTCGCGCCCAGCGTCTTCAGCGCGCGCTTGGCGCCGGCCAGCGTCGTCCGGCCGGGAATCGTGAGCGGGACGTCCCATCCGATCCGGGCCAGATGCGCGCACCAAAAAGCCCCGCAATCGCTTGCGGGGCCGTACTCGAAGGGTCTGGATTGAAATTCCAGCACGGTCTGTTCGACCGCTCGCCAACGCTCCATAGCAACAGCCTAGTAGAGGTTGAAGTCGGGGCCGCCGGGGCGGCTGCCGCCGCCGCCGCCGCCGCCCGTATAAGCGCCGCCACCGCCACCGCGGCGCGGGTCGATGCCGTCCTCGTCCCCCCAGGGGAAGTCGAGATATCCATCATCGGTGTACTGGCAGTAGAGGTCCCCGGACCAAACGCCCTCCTGCTGCGCAGGAATCCAGCGGCCGGTCGATTTGCGCATCGCCCACTCAAGGGCCCCGATGCACTGGACCTCAGCACCGATGGTCCCGTCCTTGTCCGAAATCCGGATCGTGGGCTGATCGACGCGGCCGGTAAAAATGATGTCCGGGTCCGCGGCGGGCTGGCCGGTCTCCCGGTCGAGCAGGTTGAAATACGCCGTGATCTGGGAGCCGCGGACCAGATAGTCCTGCAGCTCATCCATCAGGTTCGGATCCAACCCGGTGAGCTCGCAGGTGAATTGCGGCGACACCGATTGCATCGATCCCTCGACCGTCCCGACCGAACCAAGCTCGCCGACACCGGTCCAGGTCTGGCCGAGCATGATGATGTCTCCGACCCCGGTCCAGAACCGGGCAGTATAGCCCGGAAGGTCGATCCGCACGGCGTTGAACGGGCAATAGACCGGTTGTTCAAGATCGTTCTGAGCAAGTGCAGCCATCAGCCTCTAATCCACTGGAAGCATTCGAAGGATTGACGATAGATTTGGAAGCGATTGGCGGTGATCTCGTGCCGCGGCCGCCTCATGAGCATTTCTGCCCGCGGGTTCGATGTCCGGATCACCGCGTTGTCGGCCGGGGCCCAATAGAGCGGCGGCCAGACCTCCAGTTCGGCGTCGCCGCCGGCACCCGTTACCTCGACGTCGCCGCCGACATTCTGGAGCAGCCAGGAATATCCGTTGGCCGGGACCTCGATGTAATCGCCCCACTTGATGACGAAGCCGGTCGCCCATCCATCCGTGACCAGAGCCGTGCCCTTCTGGCTCGCGCCCTTCACCTTCGGAGCGCCAGGGCTGGTTCCGGTCGCCGCCTCGTAGATCATCTGCGAGGTATGCGGCGGCGACAGGTAGAAGGCGGAGGTGATCCCCTTCGTCAGCGCACCCGCCCAGGCCATGGCGTCAGCGCGCCGCTTCGGGTGAAGCGTGATCGCGGCTTCCCAGCGCCCCCCGTAGCGGGCCTCGATCTGGGTGACACGGCTGATCGCAGACGTGTGTTCGCCGCGATTGTCGTCTGTGATGAAATTCACGCTGTCGTGGCTGGCGCAGGCCGGAAGTGCGAAGACCATGCTCTATCCTCCCTGCATACGGATGCGGATGCCCTGGCGCTTCTCCATGGCCTGAACGGCTTGGATCGCGCCCTCTTGCGCTGCCTGATCGGCGATGTTGCGGATTGTCTCGTCGCCATTGGCGCCGGTGAGGTCGATGGTCTGGCGGAAGTTGATGACCGACGCGCCAACTGCCGGCCGTTGCGCCGCCGCACCACCGGCGCCAAGTTTCACCGGCTCGATGCGGACACCACCATTCGGAAGGGCACGGACGCGCTCCATGCCGGTTTCTCCGACAAAGCCCCACTGGCCAGGGGCGAGACTTCCGCCCTTGTCGAAGAAGCCGCCAAAGCCGGCGATCTGCATTGCTGTCCCAATGAGCCCCCCGCCCCCGGATCCGCCGACAACGGACGCCGCGGTGATCGAAGCGGCCATAGCCGCGCCCGCCGCCGCACCTGCTGTCGTGATCGCTGCGGCCATGGTCGCTGCAGCCGTTGCGCCGGATGTCGTCACGGCAGTCGCCATGGGTGCGGCTGCGGCCGATCCTTGTGCCGCGCCCTCGGCCGAAGCCTTGGCCAGGTTCGCGGGGACGTCGAAGATTGCGTCATAGATCTGGCCGCCAAGGTTCTGGAAGGCCCGATCGACGGCAGAGCCGAATGCGGTATCAAGCAGGTTTTTCAGATCGCCGGACAATGCCGCCCGCGCGGTGTCCGAGAAGCCCTGAGAAAACGCGGCCCGCCCCTCGCCGTACTCGCGAGCCCGATCGTGTTCGTCGGCCTCGCGCGTTGCCTGGTTTCGGGCCTGCGCCTTTTGAATGCCGAGCTCGGTGAGTTCAGCGATCCGTTCGCGGATACGGACTTCCCGCTCCAGCGATCGCAGCTGAGTTTCATCGCCGCGCAGCTGGGCAATGGTCAGCTCGTGGCCGATCTGCGCCTCGACAAGACGGTTCAGTCGTTCCTGCGCGTCCGCCTGCTCCTGGATCTCCTTCATGGCCTCGTGACGGTCGGCCGCGGCTGCCAGCGCGTCGGTCTGTTCGCGCAGCGAGGCCATGGCCGCGTTCAGGCGCTCGACCTCCTCGCGGTACCGCGCTTCCGTTATCAAGCCCCGCTGACGCTGAGCGTCCAGCGCCGCCAAGCTGTCGGCGGTCGCGGCCTGGGCCTCGCCGATATCGCTGAGCAACGACAGGTAGTCGTCGAACTGACCGCCGCGCATGGCGCCCTCAGCGACGCGCAATGCGCGCGCAAATTCCCGCTCGGTCTCGATCAGGTCGCGCAGGGCGTCGGCCTCTCGCCGCAAGCGCTGTTCCCGTTCGCGCCGGGCGTCGGACGCGGCCCCTGGATTGGTTCCGTTGTTGAGCGCGTCGATATAACCCTGCAGCACCTCGATGACGCGACGATAGCGCGCCGCCTCGGTCTCAAGAGCGTCCACCTCCGCCCTGGCGTCAGAGGACAGGGTGAAGAAGCCGCCGCCGCCCGAAATCTCGTCGGTGATGCCGATCCCGGCCGACACCATTTCCGCGGCGCGCACGGCATGAATCGCGGCTTCGATCTGCTGGAGCGCGTCGACTTGCCGCTGCATCGCCGTCGTCGCGGCATCAATCGCTTCCGTGCGCTGCATCTCATTGAGCATGCGTTGCGCTTCGCCGGTATCGCCGAGGGTATCGGTCACGGACTCCAGGACGTCTTCGAGATCCTGATTTGCGCGGGCGGCCAGCTCGGCGACGTTCACCGCATCGCGTGTGCGGTCGGCGATCCGGCCTGCCTCTTCGGACAGGTCCTCAAAGCCCTCTGTCAGCATGTCGACGGATTGCCGGGAGGATTGAAGTTGCTGTTCCAGGGCCTCCATCTCACGCCGCGCTGCCGCGGCCTCTCTGGCGCCCATCTCTTCGCGCTGTTCGATCGAAAGGCCGCGAGTTCCCTCGCCAGCAGCGACGTTGGTTTCGGCCCGGCGCGCCGCATCCGCATAGGCGCGCTCAAGGCGTTCGAGCTCCCGGCGCTGTTCGATCAGTGCGCGACGAACGATTTCCAGATTGTCGAGGCGCCGCGCTTCCATAAGGGCGTGCTGGGCGGCCGCGGCGGCTTCAGTGGAAGCGCCATACTCGTCGGTCTGCTCGCCAAGGATCGCCAGAGCGCGATTGAGCCGGTCCGCGCGCGAGGCTGCATTCTGGCTTTCGATCGCGAGATAGCCGACAGCCGTGGCAATCGCGGTGATCATCAGGCCAACGGGGTTCGTCACCAGGAACATCAGGGACGCGCGCAGTGCACCGAACGCCCGTGAAGCCGCGATCGACATTGCCATGGCCCGCCCGAGCGCCCCGCTGGCACCGGTCGTCGCCGCGGCGAAGGCGATCATGGCGGGGATTGCGGCAGCGACAGCCCGGCCGGCGAGGACACCTCCAATAGCGGTCGCCGCAACGATTGCGGCCTCCGCCAATGCATCGAGGTTGCGCGACACATAGTCGATGAAGCCGGCCAAATTCTCGGACGCATTCGTGGCATCGTCGAGCTCGGCGATATACATCGCAGCCCGGGTGCGCAGGTTCTCGAGGGACTGCCCGACCGTCGCGGTCGTCGCATCGAACTGCGACTCGATGCTTTCGCCCGCGGCAAGAACGGCGCTGAGCACGATTTCGGACGTGATCTTGCCCTCCGCACCCAGATCCCGCAGCGCACCGATGCCGACCCCCATCGCATCGGCGATCGCGCGCGCCACGAGCGGAGCGTTTTCCCGGATAGACCGCAACTCCTCACCCATCAGCTGTTCCGATGCGAGACCTTGGGCAAGCTGCAGGATTGCGGACCGACGCTCCGTCCCGGTGGCGCCGCCGGCGACGAAAGCCATGTTCGTCAGCTCGACGAACCGCCGCAGCTCGGCCTGGCTTCGCCCCAGTTGCCGCGCGGCTCGCTCTGTACGGGCATATAGCGTCACCGTAGGTGCCATGGCAGAGCGAGTATCCAGTGCGACCTGCGCGAGCTGCTGCATCGAGGAGACAGGCGCATTCACGGCCGCCGCGACGGACTTCAGCGCGTTTTCCTGTTCGGTCCAGGCATCGGCGAGGCGGCCCAGGTCGCGCACGGCGAACCCGGTTCCCAGCGCGGCGATCGCCATCCGGAACTGCCGGCCGATATTGTCTCCGGTGCGCGAGACCCGGCGCTCCATGGAGTTGAAGCGACGCTCGACCTTGTCGGCCGCCCCATAGGTGGCCCGGATGATTTTCTGCGTCTCGTTCCGGTAGCGCGTGAAATCCGCGCTGAACTGGACGATCAGCTTTGCGAGATCTTCGTCGGTGACGGCCACGAGCTACCTTTCAGACGGCAAAAAGCCCGCGCAAGGCGGGCGGCTTAACAGTTTCGGTTGTTCTGGCTATGCTCACACCAGCGGAGGTATGCTGATGCGAAATCTATTCTGGGCGGCACCGGCAATCTGTCTGGCCGTTTCCGCATGCTCGACCACGGGGCCATACGAGCTGGCCGCCGATCTTGAACCCGGGACTTCGACGCTCGACGACGCCATCGAGCTTATGGGTGAGCCCTATTCGCATTCCGTTCTCGCGAACGGGACGGAACTCTACCAATGGTTCGGCCGCGGACTTTTCCCGGGTGATCACGTCGCCATTCTGTTCGACCAGCATGGCGTCATGATCCAGACCCAGATTCGAACCCGGACGATGACGCGGATTTAGCGGCCCACCTGGCCGCCGACGCTGCGACGGCCTCCTCGAACTCCTCGTCCGTAGGTGGCTCGTCCTTCGGCTTCACTCCATTGGCGTGGTTGTAGCCGTCCATGCAGGCCAGAAGCTCCCAGGGCGTCATCTCATCGACCTGGCGCGGCGAGAAACCGAACACGGCGCCTAGCCCGTAGATGTCGGCGGCTCGCATTCGTCCGCCGGGGAGAGGTTTTCTTGGGGCTCCCCCTCCCCTTGCGGTTTTCCCACCGGCTCATCCGGGACGCCGGCGAGGAACGCCCCGATGATCACGGTGGCCAGCCGAACATTGTTCAGCCAATCCGGGACATCCTTGACGTATCGCTGAACCAGAGCGGCAGCATCGTTCGGCTTCATGCCGCCGCCCTCGAGGCCGAGGCGGATCGTTTGGGCGACATCCTCGATCCGATAGTCACCAGCGCCGCCCAACAGCAGCGCGATGTCGTCCGGGATATCGTCATTGCCAACAGTGCCGCCCATGGACCGGAACATCAGCTCCAGGCCCTTGTTGCGCAGGCGTTCCAGCTCCAGTGCCTCGCCGTAGCGGAGCTGGAACGCCCGTTCTTCACCGCCGAAAACGCGGTAGACCTTCGATGTCGCCATTACGAGGTCAGCGCCGCGATGTCGGTGGCCTGGAAGTTGTGCGAAGCGATCGAGATTTCGCACTCGGCGGACTGCGTCCGCTGCGCCGTGATCCGGAACCCGGTGATCACGATCTGGCAGCTGATCTCGACGGCGCCCGTGGCATCGGCAGTGCCGATCTCGATGATGGCGTTGATCGGCTGGCCAGCCGCCCAGAGGTCAAGGTACGCCTTCGCGTTGTCCTGGTGCAGCTTGCCGGAACCGGAGCCGGTGAACTGAATGGATTCGGCGTTGCGCAGAACGGACGCCGGCAGCGAGCCGTCGGAACAGTCCGGGATCATCTCGTCCGTGAACGTGGCAGAGAATTCCAGCGCCTTTTCGCCGTTGATCAGGCAGGGCTGCGCGATGGTTTCCGGCGAGGCGCCGTCACCAATTTTCAGAAGGACCTGATTATAGGCCACGCGAGTCGGTTGTGCCATGGATGTTTCCTTTCATGCACAAAAAAGCCCGCCAGTGGCGGGGCGGGTTGGTTGATGATGGCCAGTGGCCCTAGCTCGTCGTCTCGATCTGGTATCGAAGCTCGACGATTCCGTGCGACTGCGCTGGATCGGGATCGTCCAGGCAGCGCGAATTCAAGAACTCGACGCCGATCACCGTGTAGCCGGTCAGCGTGAGCGCAGTGTTGAGAACCCTGCGGATCCGGTCGTTGATCGCCCAGACCTGCTCATGGCTCGATGTCCGGGACCAGACATGCGCGGTGAGATAGACCTCGGACATCTCGGCGCAGTCATCATCGTCTCCGACGACCTGATAGAGCATGTTGATATACGGGTATTGCCGCTCGCCGGCCGGGACCTTGTTGAACACCCGCGGCGTCGTGCCGAACAGAGCGATGAGCCCCGCATCGGCAATCAGCGCCGTCCGCGCCGCGACCTGGACCGCATATTCGATTCCGCCGCTCATAGGTGCTTCCTCATCGCATATCGGACCATCCGAGACGTCCGGCCGCGCATCGCTCGCTTCAGGGCCCTATAGGACCCGAAGAAGAACGGATTGGCCGACGTCGTCGATGTCCCGTGCTCATGCCAGCGCGCGTAGTAGGCCTGAAGCGAGCCGGCGGTGACTTGAACTCCGGGCCCCTTCTTGAAATCGACCGGCTTCCACTCGATCGAGTTCATCAGATCGAGTTCTTCTTTGCCGACCAGGCGCTTTTGCATCGCGGTCAGCTGCTCGGCATTCCTTTCCATCGAACGGACCGCCGCGTCTTCCATCGCGCGTTCGATCCGGAGCAGTTTCCGGATCATTTCTTCGGTCCCGTAGACCTTTGCCATCAGCCCGGCGTGCCGCCTGTTTTTGCGGTGAAGGCGAGGTATCGGCCGGTTCCATCCGGATCGACCGGGGCGTGCTTGATATAGAAGGCACGCTGCTGCCCGTTGAGCTCAAGCGCACGGTCGCTGGCGACGATAACCATCGCCTCGGAGCAGTTACGCACGATGATGTCCCAGATCACCTCGCCCTCCAGACGATCGGCAATCACCTTTTCCCCGCCTCCGCGCGGCCGGACCTGGGCCCAGAGCGTCAGATCGGGATCAAGGGCCTCCCAGTCGCCCGAAACGGGGCTGCCGGCGGCGTTGAGAGTGTCCTCGCCCTTGCGCTGGATCCGCAGCTCGGTGTCGAGCGTGACGCCTTTACGCCTCGTCTTCATGGCTCGCGCCCTGGGCGTCGCCGGCTTCCGCGGCATCCGGCGCCGGAGCGGCCGGCTCTTCCACCTTGCGCGGCTTCTGCGACCGGCGCGCCGCACCCTTGGCGATTGCCCGTTCAGCGCACTCTCGCGTGACCTGTCGCGGTTCATCGCTCGGCTTGTAGACCACCGTCGCCCGGCGATCGGCATCCGGGGTGAAGTGAAACTTCTCGGTGAATACGACCCAGACCATGGCGGCCTCCTATATCCAGTTGGTGCGATACGGCGCGAGCAGACGCTCGACCGCCTTGTCGATCTGCATGGCCCCGGCCGGATCCTCGGCGTCCTTGTCGTCGAAGGCCTGCTTGACCAACAGCTTGAGCGCTTCCTTGATCGGTGTCGGCACATTCGCCGCGTGATCCTCTGGGCTCAGCCCATCGCTGGGATATCCGGCGACAAAGCGGACCGTCACAGCCTCCGGAACGTCGTATGTCGTCGGCCAGTTCTGCTCGTAGGCCGGCTGGATAGCGCCGCCCATGGAGGCCCCGACACCGAACACTTGATAGAGCGACGGATCGAGCGTCTGGCTGTCACCATTGCTGTCCAGATAGGTGATGCTCGTCACCGAGCGCAGCGGCGCCATCGGGACATCTATGCAGGCCGGGAAGAAGTCGAGCTTCATATCGAAGGTCTCTTCGACCAGACAGCGGCCCAGCCAGCCATTGATCCCGGCGATTTGCTCGCGCGCCGCACTGATCAGCGCCGCGATATAGGCATCCTGCGAGCTGTGCGTCACCTTGAGGTGCGCCTTGGCCTCGTCTGTCGTGATCGGCTCGGCCGCGGGTGCGCTGACCTGGATCAGGTGTCCATGCATGTCCTCACGACCTCCCAAGCGGTTCCATCTTCGATTTCGCCATCGCGCCACTGCGCCCAGGCCAGCCGGTTGCACCATTCCGCGCGATCTCCGGCGAATACCGGCTCGTCAAGCGTGTGCGACGACACCGGCCAGGCTATGGCGCCTCGGTCCATCGTGATCGTCGGCACGCCCGCCAATACCGCCTCGATGCCCGTGGTCGAATTGAAGGTGACGACGAGACCGGCGCCGGCGAGATCGGCCTCGAGGGGGCGTGTCGCGCAAACATTGGGGTGATGCCTGTATCGGCATTCAAGGCCCAGGCTCGCGATCTCGTTCTCGACCCCGGCGCGCCACCCGTTGAAGTCGACACCGTCGATCGATGCGTCCCCCGGGGTTTGCCCGATGACGAGAACGTATCCCTGCCGGATCTGCCAGTCTTCAAGGTGCGAACCATGTTCGCGCCGGAAGCGCTCGCCACCATCCATGCAGGCCGGATACCGGCCCCGGCCGGCGAGCCCATCCCATCCCAGCGATGTCCATTCCATGCGCGGCTGGATGTGTCCTCGCTCCATCACCAGAACAGGAACGCCACGCGCCCTGCAGTCCTCGATGATGCGATCCTGGCGCCAGCCCCAGACCACCGCGAAATCGCCGTCGCTCGGCGTGTTGAAATTGCAGGCCTGCGGCTCGATGCCGTGGCGCCGAAGACCAGAGGCCATCAGCGCAGCATATGCCCGCTGGTGCTCGGCCTGGTTGGCGTGGATCGAAGCGCGCATCACCAGGCCTCGTCTGCTGAGATAAGGCGAACGTCGGCGCGCCCAGCGAAATCGGCCAAGACGCGGCGCTCGAGGTCATAAGCATGACGCCCGGACCGCGCGCAGCCGGCGCCCTGCGCTGGTCGCGACGGGCAGGCCCGCGAATAGGGACCGATATGGCCCGTCAGGAGTCCGTCGAACCCCACGAGAACCGCCTCTCTGGCGCCCATCTTCAAGACGCCCATGACAATGGCCATCAGCCCCCGCGTCGGCTCGTAACGGCCCAGCGGGTCGAGAATGCTTTCCAGCGTCGTCCCGTATGTGCTCATAGGACGGTTTTTCAGGACCGCTGGCGGCTCCATTCGGACCGGCCGATTGGCCAACATGTAGCAAAGCCAGCCCTTTGCCGGCACCCGCTCGATGGCCTTCGATGCACGATCCAGCCAGGGGCCGGGCAGAACGCCGAAGTCGTAGCGGGTGCCGTGATCGGCTGCCCCCTGCCAATCGCAATCATGAAGACGCACGACCGGATGGGCGTCGATCTTTCGGCCCCACCCCCGGCCGTCTGGCGAGGCCCCGTGTCCGACGATGACGATGCGGCTCATAGGACCTCCTCGAGGGAAGCGCGGCGGAAGCACTTCAGATGCGTCCGTGCCGAGCAGTTCACGACGTCGACGCCGCGTGCCTTGATCGCGGGAACCAGGGACGGAAACTTCGCGCCCATCGTGTTTTCGTAATCGACGTGCGGCTTGTAGGCGTCGTGGCCACCGTGGCAGTGGGTTTGACCGCCGGTCCCCTTCATGCAGTCGAAACCGACCAGCACGATCTTCGATGCGCCGGTCTCCAGAGCGAGATGGAGAGCCTGGTATCCACTGTTGGAGCCGTGCCGTATCCGCCCCGGATCCGGGTCAAATCCGACGTCACCCGTTGCCTTGAGCCAGCCGTCTACCCAGGCGTCCGGGACGGTCTCGCTCAATGTCGTCCTGATGCCGGCGAAGTGCTGGACGGACTGGATGTGCCAGGTCCACCATTTCGCATCGCAGGCATGCAGCCAGTCCGCCCACCAGCACCAGAAGACCGCGTCATTCACCGCGATCACCCGGCAACGCCCCTCCAGTCTCGCCTTCGCGATCCTGCGGACCTGCGCGAAGCTCAGCGACGGGCCGCCGGCGACGATGGCTACGGTACTCCCGGGCCATGTCGGTACGGCGCGGAAGGGCCGCGCCATGGTTGTTACAGCGCCTCAAGGGCCTTCAGGATCGCGGCCTTCGTCCCGGGTATATTGTCGCCCAGCAGCTTGGCTGCTTCGCTCTTGAAGGTCAGGAACGGCACCCCGGACCCCTTCTGCCCCATGGCGATGACTTCGGCGGCCGTTTTCGGCTCCGGCGTCAGTTTGAGCCCATGAACCTTCGGGGTTTCGTCCGGCTTTACAGCGGATCCGTTGGCAAGAGCCGCCTGCGCCTCGAGGACGGGAAGGTCGACGATCTGACCGGCCAAGCGGCCGACAAGCGTTCTTACGAGCATGGGTTTCTCCTTCCATGCAAAAGACGCAGAGCCGAAGCTCTGCGTCTCTCATTGCAGAAGCCGCCTTCGCTTACGCGATGGCGGTGGCCGACTGGTCGCCGCTGTAGCGAGCGCCGGACAGAACGGCGACCACGGACGCAAGGACCGAATTGCCGGACGCATTCGTGATCTCGACCTCAATCCAGTCGAAGCCATCGCTCAGGGCGGAGGCGTCGATTTCGATGACGTAGAACACGTTGTCATTCGCCGTCGGCGTGACGCCCGCCGCCGACACCGCCTGCTTCGCGCCGAGAGTGTCGCCGTTCGCCGTGGTCTCGGCGAAGTAGTCGAAGCCGATCGCGTTCTTGTTGCCGTCGCTCTCGGCGTCGGCTTCGTGCACGAGGATCTTGGTCGCAGCCGCGGCACTGGCGCCGATCGCGACAATGATGCTGGCGTGACCATGATGGTTCATCTTGAACCGATTGGCGGACACACCGCCATTGACGTCCTGGGGCGGAAGCGCCAGGACCGGATGGCCCTCCTGGGCCAGGTAGAAGCCTTTCATGGCTTGTTCCTTTCAGTTCTCAGGAAAACGAAGACGTGGGGCCTGAGCCCCACGTCGGATCGATCTGGGGGCTACCGCGCCCCGAGCGCGATGAAGGGCGATTGCGCCGCCGACCCCTTGTAGGGCGTGATCGGCGACTTCCACATCGGTTGACCGTCGACACGGTAGAGGATGCGGAAGGTCTGCTCGTCGTAGAGGAAGCGGACGTGCATCGACCAGTCTTCGCGAACCGCACCCTTGTCGATCGTGAGGTACTGATCGAGGTCGGCCAGGACCAGATCGCCGGCAGTGCCGAGAGAGGCGGCGTACTCGACCGGGATCACCGGGCGCCCCATGAGCAACCCGAACGGCGAGTTGTTGCCGTTGACGCCAGGCGGCGTGTAGAGCAGCGTAACGGCCGTTCCCGAACCGAGGGTCAGCGGATACAACTGCGGCTCGATGTCCTGGTTGCACAGCCAGACCGCCGTCCGACGAGAGCGCATCGGCAGACGGGCCCACATCTTCAAGATGTTTTCCGTCTGGATCGTCTGCGCGGCCTGGCCGGACTCCTTCTCGATCGTAACGAGCGCCGACGAGTTCATCAGGCCAAGCAGTTTGCCGGTGCCGGTGCCGTTGTAGATGCCGTCTTCAACCTTGAAGGTCAGCTCCTCGCGGAAGGCGCGGCTGAAGTGCTGCGTCAGGATATTGGAGTCCTGAAGCATTTCTTCCGTCGCATAGCCGAGGCCGAACAGCTTGTTCAGTTTCAGCTCCATCTCGCGATACGTCGGCTTGCTCGCCGTCACCGTGGCCGCTTCATCCGCCCAATAGCCCTGGACACCGCCCCAACGGGACCCGTTCGCGCGGCTGGTCTCGTCCACCGCAGGGATATTCATCCCGTTGGCATTCGAAGAGATGCTGTAGCGACGAACGCGGCTGGACAGTTCACCGCCCGAGAACAGCGTCTCGACAATCGGCTCGCCGATATCGGACTGCACCAGGAAGCCGCCCTCGGCGGGAGTGCCCTCGTTCGAGCCGGAGGCCGCCTGATACCCCTTGCCGGGGCGGTACAGGCTTTGAAGGCGCGGATCCCATTCGCTCTGCGGGACGTGGCCTTGGGCGGCATGGGCAACGGCCTGCAGCTGCTCGCCGAGCGAAGCAAACTTGGGCCCATCATCGGTGCGACCCGCTTGGCCAGCGGCGATAGCGGCCTGGCCAGAGCGATCCGCTTCCGCGTCATCCAGATCCAGAGCCGCTTCGGAGGTACGGCGCTCTTCGTCGATCTTCATCTGCCGATCGATCTTAGCGTTCAGGCGGGCGATGGAATCATCGCCGTCTTCGCCCATCAGTTCGTCCAGCCGGGACTGCTCGTCGTCGGTCAGGGTGTCCTTGGCGTTCAGCTCGGCAGCTTCGTCCAGAAGCTCCTTCTTGCGCTGACGCAGCGTAGCGAGGATTTTCATATCCTGTTCCTTCCATGAAAAAGCCCGCCGGGTCAGGGCGGGCGTGGTCAATCGCTGCGGGCCAGCGCGGGACCGCAGGGCTATGCCGGGGTCACGGTCTCAACGGAGCCGCTACCCGGAATTCTGTGTTGGCCTATCCGAGCTCGAGGAGACGGAGGCGCCGGGTGTTGGCCTCAGCATTCGCGGGCCGGACGTCGGGCGTCGCGACCTCGTCCTGCGGCTCGTCATCGCCGGCGGGTTCGGCAGGCCCGGCCTCGGTCTCGGCGGGCTGATCGTCCGCGCGATCGGCCGGGTCTTCCTCGGCGTCGACTTCCGGCTCCGCTACGATCACGCCAGCCTCGAGCGCTTCGTCGACCGTCAAGACAGCCTCATCATCCGCCTCGCCGACCACTCTGGGGTCATGGGCCTCCGCGCCGCTAAGCACGAGTGCGGCGCCAGTCTGCGGCCCACTGACCGGCGCCAGCTTCAGGCGCGACAGGGCGACATCCACGGTCGCGACAACGTCGATCAGGCCCGCCTTTTTGGCGTCAGCCGCCATGAAGGTTCGGCCCATGCCGAAATTCTCCTCGACAACCGAGCGCTCGACGCCCCGGCCGCGCGCGACGGCCGCCGTGAACTGCCGGTAGATCTTGTTGACCTCGCCCTGGTAGTAGTCGCGGGTTTCATCGGACATCGGGAAGAACCAGGACCCCTCCGTCTTGTGGCCGCCCTCCGGCGCCTCGATGAACTCGGGCTTCATTCCGGTCCCGGCCCAGAACTCGCTGTCGTCCCAATGGAGCTGATAGACACCGATCGAACCGATATCGGCTGACGGGACCGCGATGATCTCGCTGGCCTGGCTGGCGAGCCAGTAGCCGGCCGAGGCGCAGAGCGGATTGACCAGCGCCACCACCTTCTTGCGCTTCGCCGCGGCATAGATCGCGTCGGCCGCCTCGGGCGTGCCGGTGACGACCCCGCCGGGGCTGTCGATGTCCAGCACAATCATCCCTACCGCCGGATCGTTGGCGAGCGCGTTGACGCGCTGGGCCAGAAGCGCCGTCGAGAACACATAGGGCTGGAACTCGAAATCGTACATCGCGGTACCGCGGGCATAGACGATCGCGGTCGCCTTGCCGCCGCGCGGGCCCGGGATGATCTGCGGCTCGCCGATGCGGGCCTCCATTTCGATCTCGATTTCGTCGACCTCGAACGCGGCTCGCACGTCGCCATCGCTCGCCCGCGGGTTCATGGCGCGGACGATGTGCTCGGCCCGGCGTTGATCCATTGCCCAGACCGCGGAGCAGGTCCGGGACAGTTCCTTGCGCAGCGCAGTCAGGTTCATGACGCTTCCTTCCATTGCGAGATTTGCCCAGCGATTTCCGCGGGCGCGGTGTCCTCGCGGCTGGCGAGGTAGGTTTCGGTGTCGTTCGCAGTGAGCAGCTGGTCGCGCGAGAACGCGCAGTACGCGCGAGCTGCCGCCTTCGGGATATCCAGGGCGTCCATCACCGATGCGACCTGGCTGCCGTAGAAGGCCTTCGCCCATTCACGAAACGCATCGAAATCCGCTGCGTGGCGCATCAGCGCCTTGCGGATCGCGGTGTGCTCGCGCGCGATCATGCGTTCCGCGACCTGTTCGATGCTCGGCTCAGCATCGGCACGGCTCGTCGGCGCCGAGGCCGGCCCATTGGTCGGCATCACGAACTGGCCGACTTCAGGCACCGCGTTCATGCCCTCGGTGACACGAACCTCTTCGGGCGTCATCCAGGGGGCGTGACCGCCGGAGCCGAGCGCCTTGGCGTAGTATTCGGCCCGGGTCTTCTGGTCGCCGCGCTGGAGACCGTCGAGATTGAACTTCACGAAATACTTGCCGGGCACGAAGATGAGATCGCGCCGAATGGCCTGTTCGATGCGCTTCACCCAGGGGCGCAGCGTGTATTTGACGAAGTTGAGCGATTGCTCTTCGACCGTCGACCGGTTGGTCTGATCGTCGATGCCGAGCATGTGCAGAGGAATCCGCCAATACCGGGCGATTTCGCTGATCTGCCACTTCCGGGCTTCGAGGAGCTGGGCCTCGCTGGCGTCCATCGAGGCCTGCTTGAAGTCCATACCCTCCTGCAGAAGCATCGGTCGGCCGACGTTCTGGCCGCCGGCATAGTATTTCGTCAGCGACGCGATCATGTTCTTTTGCGCCTCGATCGACAGCTTTCCTGGGTGAACCAGAAATCCACCCATGTTCAGCTTGTTGTCGAACACGCGCGAGGCGTAGTTGTCGGCGGCGATCCCCAGCCCGATCGCGTCGGCGGCCAGATCGACGGCGCCCAGACCGGTCGCCGCATTGCGCGACATCCCCGGGATCCGAAACATCTCGTCTTGCAGAAGCCGGCGCTTCCTGTCCTGGAACCGGTCGTGGAACTCGTAGCGCAGCGTCCGGTCCCGCATCATCTCTCGCCGGATCGACGTGTCCACGATGGGTTCGAGCTCGGCGATATTGCCGGACCGGTCCGAAATGATCTCGGCGACGCCCTCACCGTCCAGGGCCGCCCACAGGATTATGGTTTCCCAGAACTCGACGCTGGTCTGCCGGCGGTTCGGCTGCCAGCGGATGACTTCCTCGAGCGGGTGCCCAGTCGCAACATGCCGGCCGGCGGCGTCCTCGTAGTAGACCCGCTTCGGCAGCGTCGCGATGGTTTCGGCCAGCACCTTGACGCAAGCCAGGACGGCCGAGGCCTTCAGCGCGATGTCCGCGGTCACGCGAACCGGCGAGCCATTGGCCCCGATCGGCTCGTACCAGAAGTCGGACCCTGGGCCCGGGTTCTTCCTCGGGCCGAGGCTCGCGACGACAGCACCGAGTGCGCGACCTACGGGCCGGGAGACAGTCTCGAAAATGCTCATTCTCCATCGTCTCCCTAGACGTAGAATTCTTCGCTTTCATAGACCGAGGGCCCGTGCTCGGTTTCGAAGCGCTTCGCTATGCCCAGAGCCATCGCCAGCGTCACCGCACCGTCGATCCGCAGCAGGGCCGCCTTGTTGGACTTCTCTTTGTCGATCTTCAGATTGCCGGCCGGGTCGGAGACCGTGATTGCGTTCGCGACGCAGGCGGTCAGAACCGGATTGTCGCCGTGCCGGATCCGACCAGTCAGCGCGCATTCGGCGAACTGCTCGACGGCTGGCGCCATATCCTTGAAGCCCTGGCCATAGGGTTCAAGCGGCAACTCCTCGAGCCCCATGTCGGCCAGATCGGCTTTCAGATCGTCGATCCTCCAGCGGTCGAAGCCGATGGTCTGGATATCGAACCGGCCCATCAGGTCCGCGATCGTCTTGGCCATGTAGCGATATCGGATCGTCGCGCCGGGAACCGCTTCGATGAACCCGCGGTCGATCCACTGCTGCATCAGTTTGCGCTCGCGTTCCTTGCGGAGCTCCATCGCGCCTTCCGGCGTCCAGAAGTAAGCGAGCACGTCGTAGACCGGCTCTTCGCTATCGTCGGGAAAGACGAGCGTCAGGCTGGTCAGGTCGTTCTTGCCCGACAGGTCGAGACCGCCGTAGCACTTCCGGCCGGCCAGATCGTCTGGATGGATCACGTCACCCCCGCATGCCTTCCAGACCGGCTTCGTGACGATGCGAGCATCTGCGTTCGCATCGACGCGCTGGTTCAGCCTCAGATTTCGAAATGCCGGCTCGAACGCCGGCGAGCGCCGCGCCCTCTCCGCCTCCTTCAGGAGTGTGCCCAGGTCGAGAAAGTGATCGACCGCGGGATTGCAGGCCCGGATCGTCTCCTCCGCAAACGGGTCCGCATCCTCCGGCGCGGCGGAAAGATGAAGCACCATCGACTTGTCCAGCCCGAGCAGGGCGTCGTCGATCAGCTGCGAGAGCGGATGATCGTCGGTTGCCGCCTGGGTGGAGATCACCATCCCGAGCGACCGCTTTCGCTTGCCGCGCGCCGTGATCAGGTTGTCCAGCAGCTCGCGCGACTTCGCCTGAGCGAGCTCGTCGTAGACCCAGAACGACGGCGCCAGGCCGTGGGCCCGACGAGCATCCTGCGACAGTGCCTCGTAGACCGACCCGTATCCGTCGTGCTCCGGATCCGTGACCTCGATCTTCTTGTGGAACCGCTGAATGTTCACGACGGCCGCGAACTCCGGCACCGCCAGGATTATCGCCTCCATCTCGTTGAACATGATGCCGGCCTGCTGCCGGTCGATGCCGGCCGAGTAGCACTCGCCGCGCGGCTCACATTCCGGGCCCACCAGATGACATAGGCCCAGGCCGGCGATCAGCCCCGTCTTTCCGTTCCCGCGCGGTTCGGACTTGATGGCCAGATCGAGCCCCTGCCCGACCGCCTCGTCTCCGTAGACCTGCTCAATGAATTCCCGCTGCTCCGGCAGAAGCTTCATCTTCGTGCCGGCGATCAGCCCTTTCGTGATCGGGAGGAATTCCAGGAACGCGACGACACGTTCGACCCGGCTCAGGCCCTTTTTCTTCCACGGCATTCGCCGCTTTGACTTCTCAGCCTCAGCCCGGGCCGCCTTTGCGCGCTGGGCCCCAGGGCCGCGAAGTCCCATGCATCACCTTTTGGCTGCTGCGATTTTTGATTTTCGTTGGCCGATCAACAACTTGCTGCGGTTCGGCGAAAAATTAATTCTCTCCCACACTCCCCCGCCGGCCCCTTGGCGAACGGCGCTCGGGAATTCATGCCCCCCCATATCCAATTGAATACACGGGACATTTCGGAGCGCTGAGCGCGAGTGAGCGTTGATCGGGGCATCGGTCTAGCCCCTATTGGCGGGGTGTGCGGGATCGATAGGCCAGCCATCGGCGCCTAGGGCGTCGTCATATCCGTGGATTTCTTGGCGCTGCTTGCGCTCGCTGTGGCACCTAGCGCAAAGCGATTGTGTGTTGTCCGGGTCGATGAATAAGGACCAATCGCCCTTGTGCGGTTCGACATGGTCGACGGTATCAGCGGGCGTGGTCTCACCTTCGTCCGCGCACATTCGGCACAGAGGCTCGATATTGAGGCGCCATAGGCGCAAGCGGGCCCAGGTCGCGCGCTTGTACCAGCGCCGATAGGCCTGGGCTTCCTCGCTTCTGGCATCGGCCCGGCTCATATCCGCCCCATATAAGGTGCATATTACGCACGATTTCGCAGTTTCGTGCGGTTTTTTCTACTTTTTCGGTTGACGTGACACAGGCCTATGGTATGAAGGGGCCATCGGGGCGTTATGCCCGCCACTGCAACGGATGCCTGACTATGCAAGACGCTCTCATTTGGACCGATGCCTTTTCAAAGTTCGGCTTTGGAGATGGCGACGACACCATCCACACCGAGACTGTGGCTGAATATCTCACCGCGTTCGGCTTCACCGTCGATGTCTATCGCGGCGGTTGCCACAACGAATACATCACCAGCGTCCGCGGCCCGGACGGCGCCGACCTGATGGACGGCCGCAAAGCGGGATACACCGACCCGCGGTCCTTCATGCCCGCTGGCATTGTCCGGGCTCTGGATCGCAAATTCGGCGAAGTCATCCCCGAGCTGATGTGCTTCGAATACCGATAACACCGGATCGCGGCCGCGCCGTCGGCCGCCTTCCCGTGCGATTGGCACGACTTAGGGCTTTATGCCCGCCGAACCCGGAGAAAAGACATGACGATCAACGATCAATCGCCAGCCTTTCGCGCCGCTGAGCTCGCCGCTTTGATTTCCGCAAGCCATCGCGGGGAGGTCTCGCCTTTCCGGATTGCGCGTTTCGTCCGCAGCGTCCAAGCCCTGACGAAGCGAGCGAAGTCGCACGCCGTGCGGATGTGCAACGAAGCGGATTACGTCGAGCGCTGGCAAGATCCAGAAACGGGCGAAGACCGCAGGCAAGCGAAGTTCGACCAGAAAGCCGCGGCCCTGATTACGGATTTCTATGACCAAGCCCGGCGCCCGACTCCGATTATGTCGCTCGATATTGGCGGCGATCCGCGCGGCGCTTGCGGCACCCTCCATATCAAAGGACTTGCCGGAGACGGGTTTGGCGGCGGCTTCCCGATCTACTAGCCGCCCGATTAGGCGCCGTTGCACCAGCGGCGGCGCCCTTTCCGGCCGCTAGATGCCGAAACCGAGGGCTTTGTGCCCGCCATTATTGGAGAATGACGAAATGACGAATGCTTCCGAAACCCTGACGATTGACGCTGTTGCCGCTCTGGATGCCGTGAAGCGCGTTCGCGCGATCATTGACCGGCGCAACACGGTCCCGCTTCTGGCCGCGGTTCTGATCGAAGCCAGCGAAACCGGCGTGGTGTTCAAGTCGACCGATTGCGATGCGGAAATCGCCGTCGATGTTGGCGCCCTGTCCGGCGCCGGTAGCTTCCGTGTTGCCACGAATGCCGAAGGCCTGGCCAAGATCCTGGCCGGATCGAAGCGCGGCGAAGAAATCGAGCTCGCCGCTTCGGGCGGTGGTGACGTGCTCCTTCAGGCTGGCGGCGTCGACTTCACCCTGCCCGGCGTTGACCCGGCGGGCTGGCCGACTATCGAGTTTGAGCCGGCGTCTTATGTCGCGTTGCCCGGCACGTTCGGCGAAACACTGGCTTTCGTGTCCCGCGGCATGTCGACCGAAGCAACCCGCTTTTATCTCAACGGTGCCTGCCTCTATGACGACGGCGTCGAATGCGGGCTGGTCGCAACAGACGGGTGCCGCATGTTCGGCGAGCGCCTGCCGTCTATCGAGCCGGGCACGCTCGCTCTTCCCGGTAGCGGCTACGGCGCGCAAGCCATCATTCCGCGCGGGGTCGTGCCGTCCATTGTTTCTGCCCTGGCCGGTGACGTCTCCGGCGTGCTCGAGAGCGCGGCCAATCGTCCGGCGGTGCGGATCAAGTGCGGCCCGGTGACGATTACGACGAAGCTGGTCGACGGCACGTTTCCGGACTGGCGCCGCGTCCGCCCGCGCACAGATGCCAACGCTTTCGGCTTCGAAGCGACGCGCGAGGCGATCGAGGTGCCCATGAAGCGCGCCATGAAAGTCGGCTCGAACCGATTCCAGGCCATTCGCGTGACTGTCAACGGATCTGTTCGTGTCGACGTCAACGGCCACGAATGCGGCAAGGCGTCCGCCGAAATCGATGCGGCGGACAAATGGGGCGAGTCCTGCATCGGCTTCGACGGTGTCAAGGTTCTGGCGTTCATGCCGGACAAGGGCGAAGCGATCCGCATTCAGTGCAGTGAGGCAACGCAACCGGCTCTGATGCAGTATCCGGCGCACCCGGACCGCTTCGGCGTCCTGATGCCGGTGCGCGTCTAGCGGCCCAGCCGGATCGGGCATCGCTGCGACGCGGTGCCCCTTCCCGCTGGGCTGGCCAGCGCATAGAGTGACCAGAGACAGGAGCATTGACGATGGCACGACAAACCGAATGGACCGCCACCCTACGCGATGGCACCGAAACCCGTGTATTCACCGATCCGGACGCTACGGAAGACGAGGCGCGCGCAAAGCTCGCTCGTATGATGAAGCACGGGCACCAAAATATGCTTCTCGATACTTCGCCAAGCCGCCACCCGGTGATATTGGACGAGCTCGCCACCGCGGGCGCAAAGCGTGACTTCGGCGACGATATCGTGAGCATCAAGCGCGCGAACCCGGCATGACCGGCGAAGAATTCAAAGCGCTCCGGCGAGCTATGGGCCTCAGTATCGAGGACTTGGCCGACGCGCTGGAAATGACCGGCAACGATCCGGGCCGCACGATCCGGCGCTGGGAGTCCGGCAAGTACGATATCCCGGGCCCGACCGCCATTGCGATGCGGCACTTGGCCGAATGCGAAGGCCGTGCCTGCAGCGTGGAGCATACCGGCGTCCGGTGTAGACCTTGAACCCTGCCGGTGGGATACTCACCGGTGTCGAAAGGGCTATATGCCCGCCTCATGGAGGACGAAATGGCAAAGCAGACATTCGCCACACCAGAACCGGTTTCACCGGAGCGGCTGATTGCCTTCCGCGAAGCCCGCGGGCTCACCGTCAAGGATCTGTCGATCATGACTGGTGTCGATCGCGGCACGCTAACTCGTTACGAGAGCGGCGAGACGCCGGCACATCCGATGCTCGGCCTGGCCTTGGGCGCTATCGCCTACGGCCTCCCGCCCTACAATTGATGGCGGCCGGAATGGGAACCTTACTGGTGTGGGTCTTTCTGGTGTCGATGACGGTGTCGGCCGGTGTGCACCTGGCGGCCGAGCCGCCTGACGATTAACCCCCCAACCACACCCGGGCCGCCCCGCATGCACATCCCATGGCGAAGGCAGCGAGGGCCGTCATGACGAGGATGGTGGAGGCGGTGAGGTGTTCTTGGCGGGTCATTTGGCTTTGGCCTCAAGGGTGTCGATTCGGGATTCCTGAACGCTGCTGATCGAGGATTGGACGGACAGCCCTTCTTCCAGCGCGGCCACGTAGCTTTGGAGCTTTCGGGTGCGCCGGTCGAGACGGAACACAGCCCACAGCAGGAACACGACGTTCAGGGCGATCAGCATGAGGGCGATGGATGTGAGGGTCATGTCAGGCCTCGCTTTCGTTCAAAAAATGCACTGATCGGGGATTTTCCCCTTGACATTGTGCACCGCGCGGTGCATATTACGGTCATCAACAAAGGAGACCGACATGCAAGCCATCCAGAAGCAGCCCGCTACCGTAACCGTAGGGCGTTCCGCCGTGCCGTTCTCGAGCTACAAGGCGGCTAGTGAACTCTATTTGGACGCGATCAGGGCGACCGGGGCGACATCTGGGTGCGGCGATCCCAGTCGCGCCGCGCCACATTGCTTCTTACGGGACGAAGACGGTGCGATCTGCGGGCGCGTGACGTACAATGGTCGAGTGTGGGCGTGCACCGAAGACAGCGCGTTCAACAACGGCCTTCAGTGCCTTTATCGACCGGCATGACCCCCGCCCGCCTCATCGAATGGCGCAAACAGCGTGGCTTCTCGCAAGAGGAGGCCGCGCGCTTCATCGGCGCCGGGAACGCTCGCAACAGGTGGAGCCGCTGCGAGCGCGGCGAGGAAGAAATCCCCGAGCTTTGGCTGTGGGCCATCACCGGGCGGACACTGGCCGTCAAGCCTATCGAATAACCCCTCGCCTATCTCGAACTGGCCTTGAAGCTTAAGGCAGTGGGAGATGGAGTAGGACAGGCTTTAGAAAGGACGAGATGATGACCGCAGCGACCTGCCCGCACTGCCACAAAAAAGCGGGGCAATACGACGGGTTTCGACTTCCGACGCGCGGGCCGGTACCCTTTGAAACGGAGCACCCGTCCGTTGCAACTCCACTGGGCTACCTGCAGAGCGGTCGATGCGGCTCCTGCGGCGTGGCGCTGATCCTTAATTCGATTCACGGCGTGTATTGCCGTGAGGCGGATCGCGCTGAGGCGTGGGCAGACATCGCATTGGAGCAGAGGCAGTAGCCTGCCGCTCTATCCAGGTGAGCTACGGGGCGGGACGGAACCGCTCACAGTCCCGCATTTTTCTGGTTGACTACGTACACGGATCGTGTACATTGCTCACATCAGGCGGATGGATTAGCCAACCGCCATAGGGATGGAGCCCTGATATGATCATCACCAAAGAAACCGCTATCCGTGCCTTCCTCGACGCCCGCGGCGACGACATGATCGACGACGCTGATATCGCGGAAGCCGTTCGTGAGATTGGCGACCCCACCGCCAACCTGCCGGTCACCGAGACCTTGGAAACCGCAGATAACTATCGCGCTGCCGGATATTCAGACGAAGCGCGCGCTTGGGCCGATGAATACCGCGAGCAAGGCCTGACCGTCCTTTCGAAGGTCACGGGCCAGCGCAACACGAAGCGCGGCTATGTCGATATCATCCGCACCGTGATGATCGCCGACACCGGCGACAAGCGTCTGGTGTCGGTTCAGTGACCCCCTACGCTCTTCTGCTCAGGCTCTCCGGCCTCTCCCAGCGAGAGGCCGCGACCTTTCATGACGTCGCACTGGACAGCGTGAAAAGTTGGTGCAGCAACCGCCGCCCGACGCCACCGGGCGCTATAGAGGAATTGCGCGACCTCATTGCCAAGCAGGAGCGGGCGGCGAGGGTGGCTCTGGCGAAGTACCGCGAGTTAACCGCGGATCACGGACGCCCCGAAACGGTCTCGCTGTCCATTCCCGCTGGCGATTGGCCTGCTGAAAGCGCTGGTCAGATGGCCCTTGCCAGGGTCGCCGCGGCGATCCGCTCAGAGGTAGATCTGGCATAGCGTGCGGCCCAGTCGCGACCGCCAGAACCGTCCGCGGCGCCCAACGCAGCGACTACCTGCACAGTTGTCAGTGCCGGCGCTCGACGGACGGGTCTATTGTAATGTCGCCAGGCGGGCTCGATGGGATGCCGCTTCCGGGCTTCTACCGGCTGGTATGCTGTCAGGCCCTCGATTTCGGCGTTCGCTCAGTACCGGCCTTCAATCCACGAGGCGCTACCCCGCTTCAATCCAGCCTATCACGTCGCCGCTTTCATCCAGGCTCGGACCCGTCTTCCGTGCACAGTCCACGGGCCGGAGGGGCGCAACCACTCGATAACCGCGCGCTCTCGCGCCGCTGACAGCAATCCCCCATCCCGGTCATCCAACTCTGTCGTGAGCCAGAGCCGTAGCGGGACAGGGAAAGGCGAAACTCTTGAGCCCTATAGCGGCGGGGGTGATATCAAGTCCCCCGCCGGGCCAGTAGGGCAATTTGATCGGGTGCCCGAGTCCGGTCTCTAAGACCACCGGGGCGCTACCCTGCCTCATGACAGGACGCTTGTCCGGCTGGTGACCTCGCTCTGCTTCGGCCTCCTCCGAGGGAATTCCCGCGCTCCACCCGACATGAAAACGCCCGGCACCATTTCTGGCCCGGGCGGATTCTTTCAACATGGGATTTGGAATCACGCCAACCGCACCCCGTCAACCGGTTTTTCGAAAATTTTTTCGCCTTTCGTCCCTGTGCTTATACGCCGCGACGATCTGGACGCCTTGCATAAGCCTGTCCCAGCGAGCAAATCCGGCAACGGCGTCGAGCCCCGCGAAAATCGACTTCTTAACGGCGTTCGCCGTCCGCCCGGTGCCATTCGCGACCTGCGTCGGGGTTTTTCCGTAACCGACGACCGAATCAAGGTCCCTGAACCGGCGTTCCGTCATCCCCGGCGCATCCATGACGTTCAGCCGCTCCATGGTGGCCTCCATACGGGCATGCATAGCCGCCTGCGGATCGCCGGACCCATCGACGCTTTCGGACATGAAGCCGGGCCCGCCGCCGATGCCATTGGCCCGGTTGAAATAACGCTCCCAGACCTGGGCGGCCCGGTACCGGCAGATCGCGACGTCCTTATCCGGTGCCAGCGATCCGCGGCGGTACATGCTGTCGATCGGGTGGCGCGTATCGAGCCGGGCCCAGACCCGCGGCCCGTTCGGCCGTTCCGGATCCGCCGGCGTCGGCACGAAATGCGACATATCGAGAAGCTGGCCGTCCCGGCCCGGCGCCATATCCGGCGGCGCATGGCTGCCGGTGGCCACGCCCCATCCGCTGATGACGCCAGCCTGGGCCAGCTCGGCGTAGAACAGGCGGCGGCGGCGCTCGATGTGCGGCGGGAAGTAGATGCCCTTCGGCGTTCCGGTGTCGCGCTCGTCTGCCGGCCGGTCCTGGCGGTGCAGCCGGCGCAAGCGGCGTTCCATCTCGCGGTCCGTGGCCTCACGCGCGTAGCGGTCGAGATCGTCTTTCGAGATTTCCGTCATGCGGCCCGCTCCTCTGCACAGATCGCTTCCACCATCTCGATCCGCTGGCCGATCCATTCCATGCAGGGAACGGCCATTGAGTTGCCAAGGGCCTTGTATCTGGGACCGTCCGGGCATCTGTCTGCGCTCTTCCCGCGATACGGAATCATCGTGAAATCGTCAGGGAATCCTTGAAGGCGCTCGCATTCTCGCGGTGTCAGTCGGCGCACGGCCCAATCGGTCGCTATGTTTCGCTCTTGCGCTCGACCGCCGCCGGTGGGGGCTGTCAATAGGCGGAGTTCGGCGCAGGAGTTCTCGGCAAAAGCGACGGCCTGCGTCCCGCCATCCGTGTCAATGGGGCCGCAGTACCCATCCCAGCTATCCGGATCCTGCCGTGCATTGAAAGCTACCGCCACCTGCCCGCCCGCGTTCGCATGGCTTCCGTCATGACCCATCGCACGAAGTGTCGCCGACACTTCGTCCTGTGCATCCGCGCCATAGTCCTTGCTGGAGAAAGCAACAGGCAGAATGGGGGCGCCATCGCCATCGCCATCGCCATCGCTGGATGGGCCCTTGTAGTCACGGGCTTTCAAGGCTGGCGAACATTCTGGCACACCGCAGACGGCGGTCAGACCGCCGTCTAGCTCGAAGTCGGTTCCGAGTCCGCCACCGCCTTGAGTGCGCGCGCTAAGGGTGGGGGCAGGCTTTTGCCCCGCTTCTCGGCGCGGCGGAGGATTCCCCGACAGGCTTTCGCGGTCAAAAAGTACCGCTGCGGCACGGCGCCAGTCTCCAAGATATCCGACAACGAACACACGACGGCGTCGCTGAGGTACAGCTCCGGTGTGCTCGCATGTTCGCACGTATTGAGCGTCAAGAGTCCGGTAAGCGACGCCATACCCGAGTTCTGAAAGTCCGGCGAGGAAGCACCCCAGGGCGTGCGTTTCTTGACCGTCGTGCTCGTCCTCGACCACGATCTCTTCCCCGTCTCCGGGTCCGTTTCCACCCTCCAAGTCGATGTCCGGCGGACATGGATCGGGTATGTCGTCGGTGGTGCTTGAAAAGACACCGGGGACATTCTCCCAAACGACCCAGCGGGGCTTATAGCGTTCAGCAATGGCAAGATAGACGAGGGCCAGGTTACCACGCGGATCGTCCAATCCCTTTCGCAGTCCGGCGACGCTGAAGGGCTGGCATGGGGTTCCGCCGACAAGAAGGTCAATTGCATGGTCTGGCCACTCCTCGAATTTCGTCATGTCGCCATGGTTCGGGACCCCGTTTCCGGAATGCTCCTCGCCGGGCATGTTCGACCCGTAGTGATGCGCCAGAACGGCGCTGGGAAACTTCTCGATCTCGCTGAAGAACGCCGGCGTCCATCCGAGCGGATGCCATGCTTGGGTTGCGGCCTCGATACCGCTGCAGACTGATCCGTAGCGCATCACGCCGCCCTCCCCGCGCTATCCCGCATTGTCACGATCACGGCGACGGCAAGGTCTTGCATGTGCGCCGCGGCTTCCTCTCCGGTCAGCCGGTCACAGCCCTCCGTGGAGAGCATACGGACCAGATTTGCGGAGGTGTCGTAGGCGTCGATCGCTGACGCCCGGTCTTCAGCTGCATGAGCGCTATTCGCCGCGGTCCTGGCGGCGTGAAGGACCAGGTTGGACAGGGCGGCCCGGACAGCGAGCCGGCGGCGTTCCGGGAAACCATGGGTCAGCTGATCGGTCAGCCCGTCGATCCGGGCCTTGATCGTGGGATTATCAAGAATGCTCATGTCCCAGCCACCAGCCGCAGCTGGCCTCCCTCTTCGCCGTATCCGAATTCCTCGAGAATGCTTTCCGGCACCAGACACCGGCCGCCCGGCACCCCGGGTTGATCGCCCTCCGCCGGCCAACTCCCCGTCGCCTTCCAGCGCCTCATCACGACGCGCCAGGATTCATCCGACCGGCCCGCGCTCTGCCCAGCCTTGGCAACCGGCTCAAGCCTGCCCCAATCCGAAGCCGAGTTGCGGCACCACTTCCGCCACGCCGCCATCCAGTCGCGGAACCGCTTGTCCTTCGCCGTGGCGTCGTCTCGGAAATTCGCGGCCGCGCGCCGGGCCTGGCCCGGATCCTTGCCGTACTCCCGGAATATCCGTTCGCCCTCGGCGATCGCATCGGCATCCGGAAAGCCATCCGGGATCGACGTCTCAGGCCTCCGGCGTGGCGCCTTCTTCGGCTTCGCGTCAGCAACCGGGTCAGCGGGGGATATGGGGGGTATATCTGGTTCTGGTTCTGGAATAGCTAGAGCTAGACCATTGTTTTCATTGTCATCGACATTGTTTTCAGACGATTTTCGCGACGTTTTCGCGCGATTTTCAGCGCGTTTTCGCGCGGCTTTCGCGCCATTTTCGGCGTCGAAGTCCTCTTTTTCGAGCCGGTAACCGACCTCTGAAAGCGCGCGCGCCTGGCATATCACGCCATTCTCGATCGTGATTTTTCCGGCCTTCACCAACGCCGATTTCAGGGACCGCCACTTCCTCATCGACACCCGGCAACGGTGCATCATTTCCCGATCACCCTCCTCGTCATCCGGGAGTGGCGCGCGGCGTGAATTGATGGCGTTGCAGATCCGCAGGAGTGCGGCTTCCTGCTCAAGCGTCAGCTTCGACGTTCCGTCGTCCCATTCGCGCGGAAACATCCGGTAGTAGGGATCGCTCATCAAACGCCTCCCGCCAAATCGGCCATACGATTGGTGACGATGTTCCTGGACACGTCGGCATAGAGCTTCACGGTTCCGGTCCGGCCGCCGCGGTGCTTTCGGATCAGGACCTCGAGCGTGCGGTCCTCGACCTCGGCCTGCCACTGCATGGCGCCCTCTTGATCCTTCGGACATTCGGTGAGCTCGGCGTAATAAGCGCCGCGATACAGCATCGCGACGATATCGGCGTCCTGCTCGATACCGCCGGACTCGCGCAGATCGGACAGGACCGGGCGCTTGTCGTTGCGCTGCTCGACCTGCCGGCTCAGCTGCGCCAGGGCGACTACGGGAACCTTGAGCGTCCGGGCCATCTGCTTAAGGGCCGCGCTGATGTCCGTGACCTCTGCCGTCTTGCTGTCGCCGCGGCGGGTATGAGCCCTCACGAGCTGGAGATAGTCGACGAATACCGGGCCCGACTTTAGCCCCTTGCGTTCGGCGTCCCGGTAAAGCCGGCGCGCGATCGCGGTCATGTATGGGACCGTCATCCCGGTCGCGTCGATCACGGGCATCGGCATCATGGAGTCCGGCGCCAGGCGCTTCAGGGCCCGGTGCATGGCAGCGCGCTGATCCTTGTTCGGCCGCGCGATGCCGGCTCGCCATTGCGAGATGTCCTCGTAAGTTGGATGGTCGATCGACGCGAGTTGGGTGTCCTGTGCGCAGACCATTGCCAGCGCCCGCTCTGCCATCTCTTCGGCATCCATCTCGAACTGGAAGAACGGCGAGTAATAGCCGGCGTCGGAACAGCCCTTCTGGCACGCCAGTCCGAGAACGGTTTTCGCCATACCCGGGCGGCCGGCGATGATGATGAACTTCGACGGGCGGAGGCCACCGCCGAGCTTCTTGTCCAGATCCCCGATGCCGGTCGGGATAACCCGGGCATTGGCGCCGCTTTCCAGATCATGAACGATGGTCGCGGCGCTGTCGTGGATGGTCCCGACGGTGTCGCGGGACCGCGAACTGATCAGCGCCTCAAGCGACCGCTCGGTCTCTTCGATGATGTCCGAGGAATCCGCCTCATCATCGGCGCCGGCCGCATTGGCCAGGTCGTTGCCGATCCGGATGAGTTCGCGGCGCAGCGCGAGTTCATAGATGATCTTGGCGTATTCGACCGCGGCATTGCCGGTCACCGCGCCTTCCATCAGCACGGCGAGATAGGTGGTGCCGCCGATCTCGCGCAGCCCGTCATCGCGGTCGAAATGGGTCTTGAGCACCACCGCATCGGCCAGCGAGCCGCGGCCGATCAGGTCGGCGGCGGTCTCGAAGATGCGGCCGTGCACCGGATCGTAGAAATGTCCGGGTTTCAGCCAGTCGGCGACCCGGTGATACATCTCGTTGTCGTACAGCAGCGCACCCAGGAAGGCCTGTTCGGCATCCAGGTTGTGCGGTGCCGTGTCGAGTTCTTTGTCGTCTCGATCGTCTTCGATGAACGGGGCGAGTGCAGTCGTCATGCCGCGCACCTCGCTGTCTCCAGCGGTGCGCGATCGCCGCAGTATCCGGCCGGCAAGCCGTTGACGAGGTTCGAGCGAACATATTGCTCACGGAACCGGTGTGTCTGGTTCCAGGGCCCCTCTTCGACCCAAGCCTCGACCACGTATCCGCGGGCCGCCCAGTAGGCGACGATCTCTTCGGCTTCGCGCCGGGCCCATAGCTTCGCGTCTGCGGTCAACACCATTGATGTCGGTGCGCTCATCGTGCCTCACCCCATGCGAGATATTTGCGGTTGGTGATGCGGCGGTGGGCATCGCAATAGGACCGACCCTCCTCGGTCTTCTGGCCGCACATCGGCATGTCAGCGCCCTGGCGGGGATCGCCCATCGGGAACCGGCACTGGCGATATCCGACGGTCTCCAGCGTGACCTTGCCTTTCGCAGGCGGCGCCGGCGGGACCATCACGTCGAGACGCACGGGATCCGGCTTTGCCGCAACAGGCTTTGCGGCGGGCTTTGCAACCGGCTTCGGCGTTGCTGCTCGGCGTGGAAGCTGGGGAGATTTGCGCGGCTTGAACCCGCCTTTTTCGCCCAACCGGTGGACCTTGCCGAGCACTGCGTTGCGGCTCTTTCCGCGAAACGCAGCCGCGATCTCCGAAGCGGAATCGCCGGCATTCCACATCGCGCGCAAGGTTTCGATTTCCTGATCGGTCCAGCTCATGCAGCGTTCCTCTCCGTCTTGTCGTTGAACTTGCCGGCTTCCATTCCCCAGGACGTCCAGCCGGGCCGATGCTCGCGGCTGAACAAGTCGGCCCGGAATGCGTGCGGCATCAGCTTTTCCGCCGCGGCATAGGCTTCGTCGGGCTTTCTGGAGTTTTCGCGCAGCTGGCCCTCGATCGCGGTGCGGACCGTCTTGGCGGTGGACGGGTTGCCAACCGAGCCGATCAGAAACGGTTCGCTCGCGGAGCGCAGCACGTAGCCAGTGCCGAAGCCCAACTTGCCCCCGACCGTCCGCTTCACCCAGACTCCGGACGTCTTGAACCGGAAGCCCCAGGCCTCCATGACGCGAAGCGCCTCTGGGAGCATCGGATGGGTGGCCCACATCCAGAGGAGGCAGTCGCGACGCGCCAGCTGGTTTACCGGCAGCGCAGCGATGACATCCGTGGGTAGGCAATCGTAATGGGTCTTCGGGTTCCGGCCTTCGCCCTTCGAAGACCAGTTCTCGAATGACCACGGCGGATCCGCCACGATCATGTCGTACCCGAACATGTTCAGGCCTTCGAACGGCCAAGAGAGCCAGCAATATGTCACATCGACCTCCGTTGCTTCCGGAGGTCGATGTATTGGCCGCGGATCGCGCCTGTCGCCTCTCTCTGCAGCGCCGCGCAGTTGTCGTCGCCGTAGGCGATCAGGACGCTTGGCGCGCCGGCGTTGGTGGTCGCCCGGCGTCCGTCCGGCTTGTGGAAGTGCAAACGGGCCTCGATGAAGAGGAGAGCGCCGGCATGGGGCCAGACTTCGTCGAAGAAATACTCGGTTTCTGTGCGCGCGAAGATCAGCGCGATGCCGTTGCCGTGCTGGCGAAGACGCCGCAGCCAACGGTCCACCTGCCGGCCATACGGCGGATTGCACCACACCCGGCCGACCCACGGTTGGACGAGTCCGTTGTCCTTCTTCGTGAAGTGTTGGGCCGCCATCTCCCAAGGGCGATCTTCTGGCGCGCACGGGTCAAGGTCGAACGGGCCCAGGGCTTGAAGAATGAACGGAGGCGTCAACCAAACATCCGACTCCATACGCGCGGACTGATGCCCACCCGTGCCCAGCCGCTTCCCCGCCTGGCCGCCGAAGAGATCGGTATCGCTCATGCCGCCTCCTTCCGGGGACGGCCCCGACGGCGGGTTCGCACGGTGGACATGCCATGCAGGAGGAAAGCGATCTCTTCGTCCCGCTCCCAGCACCAGGCACAGGATCCGCAGCTGGCCTTCTCCGAAAGCTCAGCCGGGCAGACCAGAACGCCCCGGGCCGAAAACGCCCGGTCTTCGACCACGCGCGTCTCCTCGCCGCTGAAACGCATGGCGAAGCGGTCGGGGTACTGGAACCGGGTCAGGGCCAGGGCTTCGCCGATCGCGCGCTCATCATCATCGTCAGCGTCGGGGTGATAGGCGGTGTATCCCCAGACGCGCAGCGCCGGGAACCGCCCCAGCATTCTGCGCCAGAGATCGACGTATTCGACGCTGTAGAAGTCGCCGAGGACATGGAGGCGAACCACGAAGCCGTCCGGGTGCCGGTTGGCGTGCTGCATCACCTCGACGACCAGGACGTCTTCAAGGATCGGCCCGTGCTCGTGCCGGCGGGCCAGGTGCATGCTGTTGCCGTAACAGCGCTGCCAGAAATCGCAGGATGACGGGCATGTCGAACGCTCGGCCAGGGTCAGCGTGTAGATGGGCATCCCCTTCCAGCGCCCCTTGAGGACTTCCTTGCCGATCTTCCTGTTGTTGTGCCCGCTGACGAGCAGGCGCGGGCTCTCCTCGACCGGAGTCGTCGGGAAGAGCGGCCGGCCCTCCACGACGGCCGGGTGATCCGGTTTCAGACCGGTGACGGTCGAAGGGTTCGGGATGTGCGGGGCGAACCGGCGGTGAGCTTGATTATGGCGAGCCATCAGCGCTTGTCCTCCGGTCTATGATCCCGGCAGGCCCAGACACCGCCGGGGTATCCGAACGGGGCGTATCGGGTGCAGCCCTGGCGGTGGCAGGGATGGAGAAAGGGCACGAATGGGCGAGCGGGTTTCATGGACGCCCCCACGGGTTCACGCGCGGCGGGATCTTCTGGGTCCCCTTCGCCGGCCAGCGGTTCGCTGACTGCATGCGCTTGCCGCCCTGGATCTTTGCCCCGTCCTGCAGCTTGCGATCCTTCGGCCAAGGGTCCTGCCGGGCCGGTATGGAAGACGACGATCCGGTGCGCTCTTTTCTGCGCTCGCGCTTGATCTGCTGGCTTCCGCGGCCGCCACCGTTATGGCGGACATGGGCGATCAACCAGGCGTCGACCTCATCGGTCTTGAACCGCGCGCACGGGTCGCGCAGTAGCCCCCTATTGCGCAAATCTTCGGTTCCACCGGCCGCTCTCGGCAAAAGGTGTTCGTCAGTGATACCCTCGGCCACTGACAGCTTTCGGCCGCAGACCGGATAGTCCGCATAGACGCCGCCCAGGGCGGGCAGCTTGTAGCAGCCACATCGCCCCTCCTGTTCAAGCATCAGCTCGGCGAACTGGCGGCGGGTCAGCGGCTTGCGCGGTTGCGTCGGCTCCATCCCCATCACCACCCCCGCTGATGGCAAGTGCGCGCCTCGCCACGCTTGTCCGGGATCGAGCCAAGCAAACGCTCTATGGCTTCGCTTTCGGATGCAGGCGGCTTTGCGGCGGCCGGGGCCGGTTTCGGAGTCTCTGCGACCGGCCGGGCCGCGCCCTTCGAGCCGACGATGCGAGCAGGCTTTGCGGCTGGCGCCGGTGGCGATGCTTTCGCCAGCTCTTCGCGCGCGGCCTGTACCGTCTCCTCGCGGCGCTTCGCGGCGGCCTTACGCTTTTCATCAGCCTCGGCCTTCTTCGCGTTCCAGCGCGCATTGTCACGCACGAAAGGCGCGACTTCAGGCAAGCCGATAGCTCTGGCCGCAGCTGCACATTCCTTGCCGCGCGGGACACCGTTGCGGCGATGCTTGAGCACGAACTGGTATGCGGACCCCTCGGTACCGGACCAGCCGAACCAGAGCGCCCAGTCCTCGGCCTCGCGCCCCCAGCTTCCGGCCAGCGCGAAACAGACGGCGCCGCGGGCCTTGCCGACCTTCCCGGCATAAATGCCGGCCTGGCGCCCCTCATAGACGTCCAGAGGCTTCGCCCCCGTCACCTTCGCCGCTTCCACGATGGCGCGGGCGATATCTTCGGATGTCGGGTTCATAGCAGATCACCCTTCTTCTGGTCGGCCCAGGTCTTGAAGGCGTCCGGGAACCGGTGATGGACGGTGAACAGGAAGACGCCGGCCGCATCGGCCTCGTCTCCGTTGGCGGCCTCGATCCCCCAGGACCGGGCATGCGCGATCGCTTCGCGCTCTTTCGGCTTCTTGCCGCCCTTGCCGTAGATCAGCTTCTTCAGCTGGTTCGTGTCGGCTTCCATGACGGGCAGGCCATGGCGGTCGGCCACCAGCTCGATAATTCCGGCGATGCCGTAGAGGAGCCGGGCGGTATGGAGATTGAGGTAGTTGCCCGGGCGCACGGGCTGTTCGAATGCCAGATGGGTCACGCCGTCGAGAAGTTCGCAGAGCTTGCTGTCGAACTCCTGGAGGGCCCGGCCATAGTTACCGCCGCAGCGCGACAGTCCGAACGAGCCAAGGGACACCGGACCTGCCGGTGCCCCTCGAACCCATCCGGTTCGCGTGCTCGACTGATCGAGCGCGAGGATGATCGGCCCCTCGCTCACGCGGCCTTGTCCAGCGCGGCAGCGCCCAGCGGGGTTTCCGCCAGATCGCCCAGGGCGAGACGCAGATTGTCGAAGTCGCCCTGGATTTCATTGTCGAGGTTGTCGCGTTCTGCAGCCGCCCTGCGCTCCAGCGCACGGACCTTCACGACGGCCTTGAGCGCGGACGCCGGAATGCCTTCGTTCTTGGCCTCCGCGATCACGTCCTTGATGTCTTCCCGGACCGCCTTGCACTTCGACATGTGCTCAGCCTTCAGGGTCTCCATGTCGTCATTCAGGTTTTCGATCCGCGAGACGAACGACTTCGCCTTTTCCGGATCGAAGCCGTTGTGTCCGGCCTTGGTCACATTCTCCGCCATAGCGGGGCTCTCCTGTTCTGGCGGCGCGGAACATGGGCCGGCGCCGCAACGGCCCGGGGCCGGACTAGCCGGCGGTCTCGGGGATCTTGGTGGGCTGGGGGTCGGCCTTGGCGCCGCCGACAATCTCCCATTCGGCGAGGTCGAGAACGGCATGCGCTCTCTCCCTGCCGCCGTCGCGAGCGATGGCGCGGATGCAAACGATCAGAAGCGCTTCGAAGAATGCGACGCCGGACACGCCGGGCGGGGCCTTGAACTGGTTCAACCTCTCACGAAGCCATTCCCGGACGGCCTTGGCGTTGTGAAAGCGGGTGCGTGCGTCGGTCATCACGAAGCCCTCCGTCCGGTGCGACGCTCACGGCGGCGACGGCGGTTCTGGCGAGTGCCTGCGGACTTGGAACGAATCGCCCACCACGGGACGCCGTGCTTGCGGTATTTGAAGCCGGGGTCGCCATCTATCCGGCGGCGCACAACGGCGCGTTCGCTCTGGCTCTGCTGGCGTTCGGCGGGTTGCGGTGTCTGGGTTCTCGCCTCGACACGCTCTCCAGCGGGTCCTGCCTGCGCGGTCATCGCGCCGGGGGCGGCCATCATCCCCATTGCGGAAATAGCCGCTAGCATTCGTCCGAAATTGCGCATCACGAAGCCCTCCGGTCTTGGGATTTGGTGAGAGCGACAACCCCGGCCGGACGGATGTCCGCAGAGACGCCAGCCTTGACCGTGTAGTAGCGGCGGTGGCGTTCCAGCTCGGCAATGGCTTGATCGATCTGGCGCACGATCTGCAGGCATTCGCGCGGCGCCTCTTCTTCTCCGCGCTCGCTTTTCGGGCAGACGCTCGCGATGATCGATTGCACCACGTCATTGGTTTCAGACGACACCGCGCCGACGCGCTCAACGGGCGTCATGTCAGGACCAGGGGCGCCGCCGATCCGCTCGGCCACGCTGGCCCTCATCGCCCAAACAAACGGGCTCGGCTTGCCAGTCTCTTGCGCATAGGCCGCGCCGAGCGTGACCATCTGGTCAAAGTTGAGCGTGGAATGATTGAGCTGGTCCGCATCCATCGCGGCATAGATGCGGCCCCTGCCAACACCGATGATGCGGCCGACATTATCGGCATTGCCGAAGTGGCCGACGATCAGCGCGAGCGCGTCTTCATGAGTGCCGGGATCGCGGGGCTTCTGTACGGTCATTGAACTTTGGCTCCATGCGTTGCAATGGACGGCACCCCTGCCCGCGAATACTGATATTCAGGACAGACACAGGGGCGATGACGATGAAGGGCGCAGACCGGCACGCGCGCGGCGGAGACATGGCGACGCGGCTGCAAAAAATTGCGATAGCGGCGGATCGACGGGCAAAGAGCCTGCCCGACGGGCCGGAGCGCGCGTTTCACTCGACGCACTGCGATCTGGCCATGGTCAGGCTGGCGCGGCTGCACGCGAAACGGCAGGCGTGAAATGGGGGGCGCCGGAACCCTGATTGTGCGGAGCGAGTCCCGGCGCGCGTCCGGCCGAAGGGGAGAGGCCGGACGAAGCGGTTGGCCTGCCCGGCACAAAGACAGGGGGACCGGGCAGGCCGTCGCGCGATGGGGAGGGATGACCCGCGCGCGAATGCAGTTGTTTCGGGATTTCGCGATGAACGTGATCTGCGTCACACCCGGCAAGGTGAACGCCACATCAACATCGCGGGATGTGGAAACCGTGGGTGCGTCGCTCTGCTTCCGTCCCGGCCGATACCAGACCGGGTTGCCCGTCGTGCGGGACAGGCCGGCTGGCGCTTGTCCGTTCAGAGATCGTACCTCGGCTGCAGCACTTCGGCGCGCGCCTTCGGGTCCTGCAGTGCACCGGCTGCGCGCAGGAGCATATCCACTTCGACGCGCCCGGTCTGACGGACACCCCGCGTTTACCACGTCACTGAAAATTTTAGCGAAATTTGCATCAAAGGATGCGGCGCCCGCCCCGCGACCACCTGCGGTTTGTTGCGTCACACACGCTGACAGTTCACTCCCGCCCACGAGGGGCAAGGGAGTACCGGAGTGTTTGAAATCGACATGCGCGCCGATCCGGTCGGCGTCGAGTGGGCCGACGATGGCAGCGGGGCCGAAATCCTGCTGGACATCCGCGAGCTGCGGTTCGATCTCGGCGATGGCGAGCGCAAGCGGCGAAGGCTGCGCGTCTCGCTCTCCCGCCACAGCATCAACTGGCTGTGGGGCAACCTGGACCGGGAGATCGTGCTGGAGCTTTTCCGCGTCCAGCGAGACGGGGGCACATCCCCTCGCCTTCAGGAAGTCGCGCGGGCCCTGGGCCTGGATGAGGACGGCGACGGGCACTAGGCGGCGTCCGCTTGGCCATCAGCCCGGCGCTCGGATTTCGCGGCGGAATACCACTCGTACATTTCCCGGTGCGTTACCGATCCGCCGGTCGCGTCCTCTATCTGGTAGCCAACCTCGGCGCCGGCCGACTTGTGCCCCTTCAGAAGGTTGTAAATGTGGCTCGCAGAGCGGCCGATGCGATTGGCGAACGCTTCCGGCGTCTCGCCAGCATCGTCCAACCAGTTTTTCAGCGGGTGCGTTCTCATGACGCCGAACTATTCCATACGAATAGTGGGAAGGCAAGCGCCTTCATTCCATAAGAATAGGGCGCGAGTTCCGCCGCCCCCGTATTATGGCCGGATGGAACAGCAGCGGTCATTTTACCTGAAACAATGGCGTGAGAAGCGCGGCCTTACTCAGGGCCAGCTGGCGAAGCTCGCCGGCATATCGGAGTCGCACGTAGCGAACCTCGAGCGCGGCGTGAAACGCTACAACGAGGGCAACCTACAAAGCCTGGCCAGCGCGCTTGGGATCAAGGTCTGGGAGTTGGTCGGGCGAGATCCCGGAGAGGATGATGTTTCGCTAGATCTTATCTTTCGCGACGCCTCTCCCAGATTGAAACGCCAAGCCGAGCGGGTCTTGCGGTCTCTTGTACAGGAAGACGAAAGCACGCCTGGAGGCGCCAAGCGTGACGACGATCACGATCAAAGCGGCCGAAAGGCCGGATAGTTTATCATCAACCTGTAGGGGGAGGTTTTCATGAAACGACTGATCGGGCTTTGCGCCCTTGCTGCGCTGTGTGGGTGCTCCACGATCACGCGCGGAACAAACGATACTTGGGTGGTCGAAACCACGCCGCCGGGCGCGGAGGTTAGCACTTCCAACGGATACCAATGCGCCAGCACTCCATGCGCGATCAAGATGCCGCGACGGTCCGAATTCGTCGCCACGATCGAGAAGGACGGCTACGAGACGGTAACCGTAAATGTGACTTACCAAGTGTCGGGGAGCGGTGGCGCGGCCATGGCTGGCAATGTCCTTGTTGGGGGCATCATTGGCGCGGCGGTTGATGCCGGCACAGGTTCTATGAATGATCTTGTTCCCAACCCGGTAGCCATTGATCTGGTGCCTGTTGCAAGCCCAGATCAGCCTGTGGCCGAACCGGCTGCAGAACTGGCCGCGGACGCGCCCGGTACGGGCTAACTCGCAAGCCACTTTTCCACGCAACTAGCGGCGCTCTTCGGGGCGCCGTTTTTGTTTGCGCCAAGCCAGCGTCGGCCGTGAACTATTCCAATGGAATATTTTTCGCTTGCCCCAATTATATTCGTATGGAATAGTCTCCCTAACAACCGGGAGACTTACCCATGCCGCAGAACAACCAGATCAGCGCCCCGACCGGCAGCTACATCCCGCGCAACGGCCGCGCGATCGAGCTGTGGTTCTCCTGCCTGACAAACGCCGAGCGCCACCCTCGCGATGAGGACGGGTTCACCTACGGCCACACGGCCTGGAATGTCCCGCCGGCAATCGCCGCGGCGTTCGAGGATTGCGGGCTGGTCGAGGGTCGCAAGCGCGCGACTTTCCACGCCCGCGAATACCGGATCACGGACGCGGGTCGCGAGGCTCTGGCGGAGTATCAGCAATCCCTGATGATGGCACCGCGCGAGGCTGACAACTTCCTCCGCTACCGCGCTCTGCAGCGCCTGTCGCCTGACACATCTGGGGCGGGGATCAAGCAAGGAGAAGCGGCATGAACGCGCAAGAAATCTTCGACACCGTTGCCCAGCATTTGATTGCGCAGGGCAAGGCAGCAATAGATGAGCGCGGAGACTGCCGGTACCGCGCACCGGACGGTGGCAAGTGCGCGGTCGGCTGCCTCATCCAAGAAGGGGAATACCTCCCGGATATGGAGGGGCTAGCCGTCTTTGAGCTGGCCAAGAGACAGATGCTCCCCCCGCGCTTAGCGGTCCACGAGCGCCTTCTGGCCCTCCTTCAAGACGCACACGATGAACGGCTCACTTACAGCGAGACCCAGTGGCGGGCGTCGATGCGGGGTATCGCAAGCGAAAACGGCCTCGACCCGAGCGTTCTGGACTCCACCAATGCGTGACCTCCTCTCCGATCTTCTCAAGCTGGCAGCACTCTGTGTGCTCACGGCTCCGGCAATTATTCTGATGTGGGGGATGTGATGGGTGGCTCTCCTTCGGATCGCTCCTCGGATGCGCCTGCGGGGCGGGGTGTTTACGTCGCCAGTCGCGCGAGTATCCCTGCCCGCGGCCAGATGTGGCGCGACCTGCGCGATAGCGGTGTCCGTATAACCTCGTCTTGGATTGATGAAGACGGCGAGGGGCAGACCGAAGATTTCGGCGACCTGTGGCAGCGCATCGAGAACGAAATCCGCCGCTCATCCGCACTGGTGCTCTACGTCGAGCCCAGCGACTTTCCGCTGAAAGGCGCGCTTGTTGAGGTCGGTATGGCGCTTGCCATCGGCCTACCCATCAACGTGGTCGCCCCCGGCGTCTTCCTGGAGCGCTCCATGCGCCCGATTGGGTCATGGGCGGCGCATCCCTCTGTCTGCTTTTTCGAAGATGTCCGTGCGGCGGCCGAGTTCACTACAGCGGCCCGCACGGCGGAGCCGGAGGACACGCAGCACGTCTGCGACGTGCCATCCCAACAGGAGAAATCCAATGACTAGCATCGACGACCTGACGGAAACCGAACGCCAGGCGCTCCGCGGAGAGCTTTCCGAAGACGAATACAACGTCGTTGGCATGGATCTATTCAAGAAGGGCTTGTGCGCGATCAGATCCGCGCCGGTCGCCCTGGACCAGCCCACCCCCTACACGCTGACAGAGGAAGGCATCCGCCTGGCACGCCAGCTTCGCGAGGAGCAATCCAATGACTGAGACACGTTTCACACCGGGGCCTTGGATCGCGCTCATTGATCAACAGCGCAAGCCACACTGCTTCAAAATCGTGTCCTTTGCGGAAAACCCTTCCGTAGTGGTCTCGCTCCCCGCAGATCACAAGAACAAGGCTGACATTCCGCTGATCTCCGCAAGCCTGGAAGGGTACGAGCTGGCTGAGGCGGTGGCGGAATTCTTCACTGACCTTCGCAACGGCAAGCCCGTCTCTACCGACCAGATGAATGAAATCTGGATGCAGGCGGAAGCCTATCTGTGCAAGGCCCGTGGCCATCAGCACGGGGAGTCCAGCCATGTCTAAGCGAGACGGTGGACCGGCTTTTCCGGGCGTAGCGCTTCCCGAGCCCCCGAACCATCCAGTCGGCATGTCCAAGCGGGAATACTTCGCCGGTCAGATCATGGCGGGGCTGGTGTCTGATCCGGGCCTGCAGCTGTTCGACGAAACCCAGAAGGCTGGCACCGCAACGCACGCCGTGTCTCTCGCAGACGCCCTCCTCGAAGCCCTCGCACAGGGAGAGCAATCATGACGCGCTATACCGAATTCACCCTTCGCTTTGCCGATGGCGATCCTGCATTCCCGATTGGTCGCGGTGGCACCATCGAGGCGAACCTGAGCCGCGGGACCGTCACGATCAATTCCGTGGATGACCCGCGGGGCCAGGTCACCATCGAGGACGAGGATTTCGAGTCCTTCCTCGACTGCCTTCTGGAAATCAAGGCCAAGCGCGAAGAGGCCGGGAAGGCTGCGGCATGAGCGAGACCCGCACCATCTACTGCTGCGGCTGCGAGGCCGACGTACCGGCCCGGCTGACGGACGGGCGGGAAATCTACTCGCATCGTCCAGACCTGTACGCGCTTCCGTTCTGGAAGTGCGACGCATGCGGAAACTTCGTCGGATGCCATCACAAGACGACGGAGCGCACGAAGCCGTTGGGTGTGATCCCGACCCCGGCGATCAAGGAAGCCCGGAAGCATATCCACGCCATTCTGGACCCGATCTGGAAGAAGAAGCGAATGCGCCGGGGCGACCTGTACCGGGCCGTCGCTGCCCGCCTCGGGATCGAGGAATACCACACGGCTGAAATCCGGACCCTTGACGAGGCTCGGGCCGCCTATCGCGCAGTGCAGGCCGTAGAGAGCGCCCTTCAAGAGCGGAGGGCGAGCTGATGGCCGACACCGTAGACCGCTTCTCCGCAAAGACGATGGTCGAGCTGAAAGCGAAGGCTCGAAAGGTCATGGGATGGGCTGATAGCCGGACCTGGACGCCTCTGGAACGCGCCATTTTCAAGCGCGCCTTCGACGTCAAGGTCGATTTTCGGCTCAACCTCATTGTTGCGCAGCGGCGCACCACCGAAAGGAGCCAGTCCAATGGCTGAGGAACCGAATATTCTGGAGGCTGTGTTGGCTTGGCATAAAGCGCACGATCTCCCGCCCGCTAACCGCGTCGATGGCCTGCAATCCTTTCCCGTGGGCCGGTTCAAGGTCGACATCAACGGTCACGGTGAAGAGCACGACGGGCTGCCCGGATTCCACGTCCGTGTGATGCTGGAATGTGGCGTTGTCATCGGGGTGGCGAACCCGTTAGTGAGCGCTCCGATCTTCGGCGAGTGTCGTGAGTTCTGCGAGTTCGTCGACGCCGCCACGAAAGGCGGTGAAGCATGAGCGGCATGCAATACACGCCGGCAGAAGAGCACCTGATCCGCCGCCGGTTTAATGCCGGCGCGAGCGATGCAGACATTGCGCATGCCCTGTCGGCCCTTGGCCGGAGCTGCGGAGCCGAAGCCGTCCGGAAAAAGCGCCGTGATTTGGGCCTGAAAAAGGTCCCCTCATATCGGCGTTGGACTTGGGTGCCAGAGGGGCAGGTGTTCGCATGACCCACCCCAACCGAGAGCCTGTCCGCCCCTGTTGCACGGGTCGGGAAGATGAGCCGGCCGTTCTGGCGAGCGCTCCGTCCGACTTCGATTGCCCCCAATGCGGCCTCCCGACACCGACCCTGAATGAAGGGTACTGCGAGAACTGCCGTGAGGATAACCAGCGCCGCCTCGACGGGCACAACGCTCAAACCGACTGGTGGCAATCCCTGTCCCCGGCCGAGAGGGCCGCAGCGATACGGAGGGCTGAGTGATGGCGGTTTATTCCACCTGCATTGGCTGTGCTGTTGATCATTCCGGTTGCCAGCGCCGGTCTGAGGTCCGCGACCAAATAGCTGGTCTAGGAGTGACGGAACTGAAATTCCGCTGCCCGGCTCGCACGCCCCATTTCCAAGTCGGAGAGCGCGTCATCTGGTCCCCGATCATTTGGGATGAGGATGAGGCGGACTACGAGGCGGAATTCAACGCCACGATACTTCGAGAGTTCAAACGTGGCCGCTATCTGATCAAAGCCGATGCCGGCCTAGACCGGACGGAGGAGGTCGAAGCGCCCGGCTGCCTTCGGAGCGGCAGCCTCTACGCGACAGCGCCGATCCACAAGCTCCGCAAGAACCCTGACGACATCGCTCCGCGCCCGGTCTGCCCGATCTGCCAAGGCACCGATGACGTCGCGGAGCAGTGCCACAAGAGGGGATACGCACCGCTGAAGGGCTGCCTCCGCGACACCACCCCTCAATCCAATGGAGAGACAGGATGAGCACTCAAGTCTACGTCGTTCGCCACCAAGGCATTCTGGTCGGGGTCTACGACAGCGAGGCCAAGGCCGAGCGGGTCGTCTCATATCGCGGAGGCATGTTCGGCGAGCCGAAGGCCACCGTCCGCAAGTCCACCCTCGATGCGCTGAACCTGAAGGCCGCAGATCGCGAGCTACGCAAGCGGCAGTGGCAGGCCCGTCAGCGCGAAATGGCGCCGGCCCAAGCCGCCTAGCCCCACCGACAAGGAGGAAGCCCATGTCTTACCTTGAGCACGTCGTGAAGGCCCTCAGCGCCATCAAGATGACGTCGGACACGCGTGACGGTGCTCTTGAGCAGCTTTCCGCCGCGCAAACCGCCTTCGTGACGAACGGTTCTGGTGCCCGCGTCCAACTGGAGGGCGCCGCTCGCGAGCTGGACCGGCTCATCGAGTGGGCCAAGAGATCCAAGGCCCAGGTCGACGAAGCCCTGAAAAATGTCCCGCCGGTCACGCGCGGACACCTGACGGCCCTCGACGGCGGCAGGCCTGCACGGCGGATCGCCAACACGCTGCCCGGCGCGCTGGATCACACGCCGACCGACGGACCGGGGGCCGCCTGACATGGCCCTCTCGCAGAAGAACCGCATCCGCCTCCGCGCCGCATGGGCGCAATGGGGCGCCGCCGGAATTGCCGGGCTCGCCGCCGCGGCATCCATCCTCACCCTCGTCCTGATCCTCGGACAGGCGAGCAACTGAACCCATCCCAGCAACGAAAGGAAACGCTATGGGACTTGCAGAACTTCTTGCCGCCGCCGAGCAGGATGACCGTGAAGACGGGCCGAAGATTGCCCCGTCGGTCGCGGCCAGCCGGCTCAAGGATCATCTGGCCGACCTGATGGTCAGGCACGAATTCAAGGTCGGCGATCTGGTCGAGTGGAAGCCCGGCCTGGTCAACAAGAATGGTGACGGACCGTTCATCGTGTCGCGTGTCCTCGACGAGCCGGTCATGAACGAGGGATCGGGCGCCGGAACTCCGTACTTCCGGGAGCCCTTGGACATCGTGCTGATGGAAATCAACTCCGGCGGGAACGCCTACGAATTCCACTACGACAGCCGCCGGTTCCGTCCCTACACGGGCGATGTCGGCTAGTCGGCCCCCCCTTCCTCCCCACTCCGGAGCGCGAATGCTCCAGGCCTTTTTGGAGACCAAGACAATGGCTGAAGCCGTACAGATTGCCGAAGACACCGCCACCGACATCGTCGCCCTGGTCGAACAGGATCCATCCCCGTTCCTTGTCGACAAGGACGCACGCCGCGCCTTCATGGACCAGGTTCGCGACATCGCCCTGACCGCCGGCGATGACGTGACGACCGCGAAGTCCCGCGCCGCCATCGTCGCGATGGCCGCCAAGGTCACGAAGTGCAAGACCACCATCGACAACGCCGGCAAGGCGATGACCGAGGAATGGCGGAAGAAAACCGCCGAGGTCAACGAAGCCCGCCGCGAAGTCCGGGACGATTTCACCCAGCTCGCCGCCGATGTGCGCCGCCCCGTGACGGAATGGGAAGAAGCCGAGAAGGCGCGGCAGGAGCGGGCCGACTCTACCCTGCGCGAACTCCAGGCCTTGATCCAGAGCCCGGCCCCGATGGGGGCCTCGGTGGAAACGGTCGAGGAGCGGCTTGCCGAGGTGAAGCAGATCGAGATCGACGCGACGACCTTCGGCGACGATGCCGGCTTCGCTGAAAAGCTGAGGGCCGAAGCCATCGAGGCGGTTTCCGGCGCGCTGGAATCCCTCAAGAAAGCCGAGGCCGAGCGCGCCGAGCTGGAAGCCTTGCGCCGCGAGAAGGAAGAACGCGAGGCCCGGGAACAGGCCGAGCGTGAGGCCGCTGAGGTGAAGGCTCGCGAAGAGGCCGAGGCCAAGGCCCGCGCCGAGCGCGAAGCCGAGGAGGCCAAGCGCCGAGAGGCCGAAGCCCAGCGCCGGGCCGAAGGGGCCGCCGAGCGCGCACGCCAGGAAGAGCGCGAGCGCATCGAGGCTGAACGCCGCGCCGAGGAGGAGGCGCGCGCCAAAGCCGCAGCCGAAGCGGAGCGCAAGGCCCAGAACAAGCGCCACCGCGCCCGCATCCTCGCCGAAGTCGCCGAGGCCCTGGAAACCCAGTTCAGCCTCAGTGGCGGGCAATCCCAGCTGATCGCCGACGCCATCGCCAGCGGTCACATCCCCCACACGTCCGTCCAGTTCTAGGAGGCCCTAATGGTTGCCGAAACCGAAACCGTCGAAACCGTGGAAGCTGAAACCGTCGAGGATGACGCGCCGGCTTCTACATCGACCAGCATCGCGACGCGCCAGGAGCGCCGTTCTGTCGCCCAGCCGTCGCAAGACACATCCCTGCTCGGGATCATTGAGCGGGTTGCCTGCAATCCAGACGCCGACATGGAGCGCATGCAGGCGCTTCTGAACATGCGGGCCGAGGAAGAGGAGCGCCAGCGCCGGATCGCGCGGGAGGATCGGGAGGACGCCGCGCGCCGCGCCTGGCTCAGTGCGTTCGCGGAGGTGCAGGCGGAAATCGGGCCGATCTTCCGCAGCCGGAAGAACGAACACACCCGGTCGACCTATGCCACGCTTGAAGACATCGAGCGCGTCGTCACGCCCATCCTGTCAAAGCACGGGTTCTCGACGACCTCGATCCCGGTAGCCTGCGAAGTCGCGGGGTGCATTCGCATGCGCCTGACGATCGGACACGCAGAAGGCCATGAGCGGCACTACGAGGACGACTTCCCCCTCGACGGAGCCGGCGCCCAGGGCAAGGTCAACAAGACCGACATCCAGGCGAAGGGCAGTACGCAGACCTACGCGCGCCGCTATCTCAAGGCCAGCGCGCTCGACCTGTCGTTCACCGACGACCGGGACGGAAATCGCCCGCAGCAGCGTTCCGAAGACGCCGAGCCCATCAGCGAAGACCGGGTGAAGCATATCCGGGCCGAGCTTGAGCAGCTGGGCGCCGACGAGGCTGCCTTCTGCGAATACCTGAAGGTCCCGAACCTCATGGAGATGCCGGCTGGCAAGTTCGGCGATGCCTGCGCGGCGCTCGATAAAAAGCGCCGCATCGCCGCCAAAGAGGCCGAGGCCAAGGATGAGCCGAAGTTTCCGGGAGACGAGCAATGATCGCTCAGGGCTCACCGGAATGGTTCGCACAGAGACTCGGCCGCGTGACCGGCTCCAAGATCCACTGTCTCATCGCTGGCGGATCCGGCGCGGGCCGGAAAGCCTACCTCGCCCAGCTCGTCCTGGAACGGCTGACGGGGCAGGTGGGCGATGGCTTCAAATCCGCCGCCATGGAGCGCGGGATCGAGATGGAACCGGACGCCGTGCGTGCCTACCAGTTCTATCATGAGGCCGCGGTCGAGGAGGTCGGGTTCATCGGGCACCCCGCCATCGAGATGGCCGGCGCAAGCCCTGACCGGCTCGTCGGAGATCGCGGCGTGTTGGAGGTCAAATGCCCCCTGCCGCCGGCCCACCTGGACACGCTCAACGGCGGCGGCATCAAGGCTGAATATCGCTCCCAGATGCAATGGGAAATGGCCTGCACCGGTCGCGAGTGGTGCGACTTTGTGTCGTTCAATCCCGACTTCCCGGAGGCGATGCGTCTCCACGTGACGCGGATCGAGCGCGACGACGCGATGATCGCGAAGATGGAAGAGGCCACCCGCCGCTTCCTGGCCGACGTGGATCTCGAAGTCGCGAAGCTCCGCCATCGCTACGGCGAGGCAGCAGCGGCATGAGCAAGGATCGCCACACCATTCGGCTGCGCAATGCCGAGGCCATCGAGAAGGCCATCGACGGGGTCCGCTGGGTCCAGCGCCAGAACCAGTTCGACAAGGGCTGGATGCTGATCCTGACGCGGAAGCGGACGGACCGGCAGAACGCGCGGATGTGGGCGATCCTGAACACCATCGTCAAGGCGCGCCCGAAGCATCACGGCCGGGCCATGGACGAGGACGATTGGAAAATCCTCTTCGTCCATGCGCTGCGCAAGGAGGCCCGGTTCATCCCGGACCTGGAAGGCGAAGGCGTGATCCCGGTCGCCTATTCATCGAGCGACCTGACCGTTTCCGACTTCAACGACCTCTTCGAAATCATTGAGGCTTGGTGTGCGCGAGAAGGCATCGACATCAGCCACCATGCCGAACCTGCGGAAAGGAGCACATCATGACCCCCAGTCCCCGCACCCCCAACGCGATCGACATCCACGTCGGCGCTCGCATCCGTCTCCGCCGGTCCCAGCTGACCATGAGCCAGTCCGATCTGGCGAATGAACTCGGCGTCACCTTCCAGCAGGTCCAGAAGTACGAGCGCGGGACGAACCGCGTCGGGGCCTCCCGACTCTTCTCACTCGCGAAGACGCTGGGTGTCCCGGTCTCGTATTTCTACGACGGACTGGACGAAGACGGCTCGACCACGATGCCCGCCGCCGACAACGACACCCTCTACGATTTCATCGCCAGCCCGGACGGAATCGACCTGGCGCGGGCTTTCACCGCCATCGAGGACGTCAAGGTCCGCCGGCGGATGATCGACCTCTGCCGCGCGCTGGGCCCGGGCGAACTGTCTGATGCCGAAGCGGCGAAGCTCTATCGCCGGCAGCAGAAGATGGACGCCGCGGCATGAGCCACCCCATCCCAGACGCCGCTCTTGAGCGCGCCGTCGGCATCGTCGGCACGACCGGCGCCGGCAAGACCTACGTGGCGAAGGGCTGCGTCGAACGGCTCCTGGATCAGGGCCGCCGGACCTGCATCGTGGATCCGACCGGGGTCTGGTACGGGCTGCGCGCCCGGGCCGACGCCGAGCCCGGTTATCCGGTTGCGATCTTCGGCGGCGACCACGCCGATATCCCGATCACCGAGGACTCCGCACTGGCGCTGGCCGAGCTGATCGGCGGGGGAGACCATGCCGCCATCGTCGATGTTTCGGAAATGTCGATGGGCGGCCGGGTCCGGTTTCTCACCGAGTTCCTGACCGCGCTCTATACCGAGAACCGCCGGGCCCTTCACCTCGTGCTCGACGAAGCCGACGAGATGGCGCCGCAGTCGCCGATGCCTGAGACGCGCCGGCTTCTGCACGCCGTCGATCGCATCGTCCGTCGTGGCCGGGTCCGCGGCTTCCGGCCCATGATGATCACGCAGCGGCCGGCAGTGATCCACAAGAACGTCCTCAGCCAGATCGGCACCCTGATCGCGCTCAAGCTGACGAGCCCGCAGGATCGCAAGGCGGTCGAGGATTGGGTGAAGGGCAATGCCGACGCCAGTCAGGCTCGCGAGGTCGTGGACAGCCTGCCGACGCTTGATACCGGCGAAGGCTGGGTCTGGTCGCCGGCCGATGATGTGCTGGTGCGCACACAATTTCCGGCTATCCAGACGCTCGACACCAGCGCGACCCCGGATGCCGATAGCGACGCGGCGGGCGCGGCGACGCTCGCCCCTATCGACATAGACGCGATCAGCGCAGCGTTCGCGGAGGCCGGAGCGTCGGAGGCGGCGCTGGATGAGGCAGCGCAAGGCGTGGACCGGAAGGTCGTCGAGAAGGCCGAAAAAGCGGCCTATGAGCGCGGTTTCGCCGATGGGCGGCACAGGGGCGCGGAAGACGAGCGAGGACGCTGGGCGGCCGCTGTGCGCGAGCTGGCGGTGAAAATGGGCGGGGCCGCACCGGACGAGCCGACTTCCACCAGCGCGGCGCCGCCAGCACCGAAGCCGGTCAAGGCCAAACCGCGCCCCGCGTCCGATGGCGCCCTCCCCGCTTCCGCGATGCCGTGGCTGGAAGTCATGGCCCGCGTCGAGCCTATGACCCTGACCTGGGCGAGCCTCGCGATCATGATCGGCAAGAAGGCGCGCGGCGGACACTTCAACACCGTGCGGCGCGCCATCCTGGAGGGAGGATATGCAAGAGACTCAGGCTCCGGCGTGTCCCTCACCGAGAATGGCTGGGCTGAGGTCGGCGGGAAGCAACACGACGACCGAGGCCTCATGGAACGCCTCATTGATGCCCTGCCCACCCTGCCGGCCGACATCGTGCGCACACTGCGCGACAGCGCCTACCCCATGACGACTGAGCAGATCGCGGAAGTCTTGGGTAAGGCCCCGCGCGGCGGCTACTGGAACACCGGCATGCGCATCCTGCGAGACGGCGGGATCATCGCGGAGACCGGCCCCTACGAGCTGCCAGCCTGGCTGAAGGATAGCAACCAATGACCGCCCTCCTGATCCCCTTCGCGCTGGGCTTTGTGGCCGCGCTTTACATCAAGGGCCGTTCGGCCTGGGAGCGCGATCAGATCCGAGCCGGCCGCGAGATCACCCCGAAATGGTTCGACCCGAACAGGCCGGAGCCCCGCAAGCGGGTTCGGCGCCGGGCACATGGAGACTGATATGGAAGAGAAGACGACGACCACTTGGTACTGCATCACAAGCTATCGCTCAGACATCCGCCCGGTCGAGGTGGTCAAAGAGACCGAGAAGACGGTGACTCTGCAGGAGACAGATTGGCGCGGCCTACCTCGGGAGCGGCGGGCCAGAAAGGACGGCTATGATCGGTTCTTTCCGACATGGGAGGAAGCGCACTCAGTGATGCTGGAGCGTTCCGAGCGCAAGCTGACATCCGCCAAGGAGGCGGTTCAAGCTGCTGAGGCGAGGCTGAAAGAGGTCAAGGCCCTGACCAAACCGCAGTGAGCCCAACCCCCTACAGGAGACTGATATGGAAGAGAAGATTCAGGCGGCGATTGACGCTTGGCAGAATGATCCTGACGCCAATCCGCATTTCCCGGAAGACGGGGAGCAGACGCTTGCCCAAGCTATCGCCCAAGCCCTCTCTGACCCCGGTGTATGCGTGGGGGCGGACGCAACTGAAATTGGAATAGCGGTCCGCACTGCCGCTGAGAGCGATGAAGGCCTCGCGCTTGTACACGGCTCCGATGAAGACCGTTACCTACTGATCGGAAACGCCGCCATCTCCTGTCTCAAGACACGGACAGTGGAGGAGGTACGCCGGGAATACCTGGAGGAGCTTGTTTCTGACAGCGGAGAGTTCAATGCCGCCCTAGCCGAAGCCCGTGCAGAAGGAGCGCGTGCGGGCCGGGAGCTGGTGGGGGCTGCAGCAGCTCTGTTCAGAGACATGGTTATCCGGGCACGAATGAACGCATGGATGAACGACGGGGAGGTCATTGTCGAGGCTGGCCGCGGCGTTTGGGAGCGTTTCTGCGATGCTCTTGGGGAAGAAGTAACCACCTCCGCCCTCGCCAATACCCCGGAAGAGCCTGATGACGACCTGACCACCGCTTATCTGCTCGGCGTGCATGACTCCAAACGGGCCAATACCCCGGATGGGTGGCGGGACCCCGAAACGATTTCCAGCGCGGATGATCTGGCGGACGGCCGCCTTCTGCCTGCGGTGGTCGACGGAGAAATCCGTGCGGTTCGATACGGCAAGACCTCGCATGTCCCACTCTATGGCTGGTGCCTTGCGGATCAGGGTGCAGAAGAGTTCGACCTGTGCAGGCCCAGCCTAATCTATGCCCTCCCCCAGCCACCGGAGGTGAAGGAATGACGGACGAAGCGGATATGTATTGCGAGCATGCCGACTCGATAGACGAGAATGGCTACTGCCCGATTTGCGATGCCGAGTGGGGTCCCGATGAAGCGGCCCGCAGCGAAGAGCGCCGGGATCGCGACAACCTCATAGCCGTCGCTCAAAAGGCAATCAACGATATCCAAGCAGAACGCCGCCGGGCCGCTGGTATCTGTGTAGCTGAGGCTAGGGCGTGCAATCGCGTTATCGTGTCGGAAGGCATCGCCGCTGCGCTAGCCCTCCAGCAGGGCAAGGCGTGGGCCGCTACGGCCAGCGTGGAGCAAATGAGCCTCCACCGCGGACGCCGTGACGCCCTCATCTCCGCAGCCCGCAAGATCATGGGGAAGTAGTATGGGCGCCGCTCGGAAGATCGACACTGATGCCCCGCCGCCGGTCGCCCCGCGCTGGCGCGATGACGTCGTGGCCGAAGAGCTGGGCGTGACCGTCGTTTGGCTCCGGCGCGAAATTCTGGATAAGGTGAAGGGCACCTGCCTGAAGACCGGGCGGTCGCGGTACCTCACAGAGCGTCACATCAAGAAGGTCGAGGCCATCATGGAAGCCATGGCCTCCGAGAAAGCAGAGGAGCGCGAATGTCGCTCAACCTCTACCGCCGCCCGTCCGGCATCTGGTACATCCGTGGGACGTTCAAAGGCGTCCGGGTGGATCAAAGCGCTCGAACTCGCTCAAAGAAAATAGCCGATGAAGAGCGCCAGGCGCTCGAGGCCCAGATACAGACCGAGTCGATCCACGGGCGAGCCGCCGTCATAGGCTTCGCCGACGCCGCAATCCTCTACATGCAGGACATCGGCAAAAAGCGGTTCCTCGCCCCGCTGATCACCTATTTCAAAGACAAGCCCATTTCGAAGATCGGGCCGGCCGATCTGGAAGAAGCGGCGAGGCAGCTCTATCCAAACGCAAAGCCTGCGACACGTCGGCGGCAAGCGATCACACCAGCGAAGGCGGTGATCAGCCATGCAAAGGGCGAGCGGCCGAAGCGACGTTCCGGCGAGGAGCCGCGGCCGCGCTGGCTCCGCGTCGAAGAGGCTGACGCACTGATCCACAATGCCGGTCGCATGGCGCCCCTCATCACGTTCCTGCTGAACACGGGTGTTCGCGTCGGCCAAGCGCTGCAGCTTGAATGGGACGATGTGGATCTGGACGACTGCCGCGCCTGGGTTCAGAAGTCCAAGCAGTCGCCGGCGCGCTGGGTCTATTTCGGGCGGAGATGCCGGGCGGCGCTGGCCTCGCTGAACGATCGCGAAGGCGCGGTCTTTCGCACGCCGAAGGGCAATGCCTATCGTCTCGGGGATGGGGAAAGCGGCGGGAACCCGATCAAACGCGGGTTCGACAAAGCCAAGGCGGCCGCAGGCCTTGGGGGGGACGTAACGCCGCACATTCTCCGCCACACATGGGCGACATGGGCGTATGCTGTCCGCAGCGATCCGTATCGGATCGGAGAGATTGGAGGCTGGTCGGGTGGGCAGATGCCGCGCTACTACGTCAAGCTGGCGCCTATCGGATATGGCGAGAAGGTGCTTGCCGCAGGCTGGGAGTTGTTCCCGCCAGAACGCGGCGAGAACGAATCTCCCACATATCTCCCAACCGCTTCCCACGATTCACGCGATGTTCCGCAATCTCACGACAAAACGGAACGCAGCTCAAAATGA